TTGAAAAATTATAATTTATAGTATGCTTTTTTGCTATATCATTTTTTAATCCTAAAAATTGACCATTTTCTAATTCTAATACACATGCCAAACGATTGTCTGCTACCGAATCTTTGGTTGATGAGTTAGTATTTTTTTTATCCTGTCTATTAGTACCCAAATAAGCAGGTATTTCATTTTTTGTACCAACTACAAATGTAGCATCGACACTTGCATCATTATTTATGGTATAACTAAAATCAATAAGTGGTCCTACCATTACATCTTCCGTACCATCTCCACAAAATTTTTCCCACGTATCTATATTATCTACCAATGTTTTAGCGGTTGGAGCATCTAATCCCTGTGGTACTGAATAATCTGCACCACTACTTCTTTTCTTTGTCCAGCCCCATCTAATTGCCTTTGGAGTACCAATTCGAAAAAATTCGCTATGATATTCCATAGCTCCCATTGATGGGAATTTAATAGTTATATGCCCCTCACGCAATACACCCATACTACCACCGGGTTTTACTTCAAGCCCAACCACCATTGGTGGAAATCTCCAACCCATTTGTCCTGGTACAAATGATGTATAATCTGAATCGTTTCCTATAACAAATGAACCCTTTTGATAAGATATAAACCTAACAAACGGCATTGCACCAGAGAACGTTTGCTTAAAATAAGCAGATGTACCTGATATTGCAGCCGTTTTAGAGGATGGTAAAGGTTCAAATAATGGAAAATGATTCATAACTATTTATATTTTATTTGTAACATTGGATGGATTATTCGGTATTCTTAATTGTAATCCAGGTTCCAATTTTAAATCAACATCCGTCATATTATTATATACAGCAATAACCCACCATAAAGATGCATCTTTATAAAATTGAAATGCAAGCGTATCTAATCTATCATCTTCTTCCGTTATTATTAACACATCGGAATCAACTGCTTTAAAATACGGCATAAGATTTGAATGAAATACTAAACCATTTGCTTTTTTCTGTATATTGAGTTTATCGTATCTTCCCATATTAGTTTAATTATTGTGGTGCTCCACCTAACATTCCAGTTGATGATTTTGGTGTACTTGTTGGATTTATTTTAAATTCATTACTACTATTTAAATCACGTCCTCTTTCAGAAGTTGGTATTAATTCGTCCGTAGTATCTGTGCCAATTGTGTTAAATATACCACTACCATTTGGTGCTTCACCCGAACCTTCGGTTTGCCATTTTTCCGGGTCTAATATATTTGGTACTTCGCTCGTTGATGTTTCACCACCGGTAAATGAATTTTGGTTTATAGTTCCTTCCATACCGGCTTCGTCAGAACCTTGTTTTCCAAAAAATGGTCCAAGTCCTTGTAACTTTTTAATATCCGTATTTCCAGGTTGTAATTTTTTGCCAAAATTTAATCCTGGTAATGATGGTTGATTATAGTCATAAATTGGTTCATTTGATTTAAACATTTCATTAAACCCACTCATAGCACTTGGTATAACTTTATATGTAATATCAAATTCACATATAAATGGGACTTGTGAATTTTCTTGTATTTCCCAAGGTGAATTATCAGGTATTGTTATTGTACAATTTGTTAAAAATCCATAGGATGAATCAACAAAGTTTCCTATTTTTAATTCACATATTTTCCCCTGAATACCATTAGTACCTCCCCAACTAGCCAATGTAAGATTTTGTAAAAATTCTACTTTTTGCCAAAGTTGAACTAATTGTTTTTCATTTTTTGCATACAATTGACCTTTAAATGATATTTCCCTTTCAAATGATTCATAAAAATAAAATTTGTTTGGAGAACCAATCGGTTTAACATCTCCCCAAGTTGGTGTGGGTGTATCAGTTAAACCAGTTAGATTTGACATTAACATTATATAGTCTTTACTATTAACATCTTTTAAATATATTGATATTAAATCTGAATTTTTTTTTGTATTTCCATCAAGTGTCAAAGATGATAATGATGTGTGTCTTTTTGAATTTAGTACATCCACTTCTTCCAAATCACCACCGGGTGTAGCACCGCTTGGAGTTATATTAGCTCCAGATTTTTGACGTTTTACACCTACGAATAATTTTGTATTAATTGCATTTTTGCCATTATATAAAGTACTTTCACCTTTTCCCTGTTCTTTATAAACATTTTTTGAAAATGAAACTTCTTTTAAATCTTCTTTTGTTAAACCTTCAACATCAATAAATTTATATTTAATTCCTTGTATGTTATCTTTGGCTCCTTCATCGTATGTAATATACCCTTTAAATCCGGATGAACCTATAAAGTTTGATAAAGCAGGTTTTAATGATGTATATTTTTTACCATCTAATCTGATTGTATTAAGTTGTTTTTCTGCATTTATACCTTCATATTTTGTATAAAAACGCTCTCCTTCTCGCATCAATTGGTCTTCACCAGTTGCAATACCCGTTAATGTTCCATTACTTTTTCCAAAACTTTTTGTTGCGTAATCGGATGGATATATTGGTAAATCATTATCTTTACTATTTAATGGATTTTTTATTTCACGTAAAGAACCATTCCCACCACCTCTTTTAGAACTTAATCCAAATTTTTTACCAATACCCTGTAAAGCAGAAAATCCAACATTTAATGCCAAATCAATCGCCGCGCCACCTATCCTAACTCTACCACCCTGACCAGGTGAACCTATATTTTGTGAAATTTGTTTTGGTGTTGCAAATGATGTTAATAGATTTCCTATTGCATTTTTGTTGTTATTTACGCCACCATTATATAAACTAGTATATAAACCATTTTTTGTAGATAGACCTAGGAAAGGTAAATCATTTACCTCATCACTTGGAAATTGTGGATTTGTAAATGAATTTAAAGCGTTTCTTACAAAACCACCAACCAAAGTATTATTACCAAATGTACCAGCCAATAAACCTCTTGAAAGTCTATCTACTCCACGTTTTGCCAATTGCATTGGTTCTACTGCACCACGAGTTAAAATTCTAGCAGAATCTACACCATATATTTCAATAACGTTTTCTGCTAATTTTTGATATTGCCTATCATATGGTAATTTTACACCTTCAACGTTTAAACCAATAGCGGGGATGTTTATATTACCAGTTGTTGGTCCTACTTCTTTGGAAGATAGCATATCAGCTTTAACTTTATTTGGGTCAAAGTTAGAATTATTAAATTGAAATTCTCCCAATAAATCTTTTAATTGCTTTGCCATCTTTTAACTATTTTTCAAAAATTTACGCATTCCTCTTGCAATTTCTCTACCATCTATATTCACCACTAACTCTTCACCCATTATAGCATTTGTTAATTTTTTAACTTCTTCAATTAATCCAGCTACATTGGTACTACCACCCGTAGTTGTTTGAGTTGTAGTGGTTGCAGTTCCACCTACCGGTACACCCGCTATACCTAATTCATTTAATCCACTTAAAATAGGCAATGCTAAACCACCACTTGCCGCTACTAATCCTAATGATGTAGCCAATGCAGTTAATGCAGTTGCCATTCCGTATATTGGTGTAATGTTTAATGAAGATAATACTGATAAATTTTCAGTAATCATTCCAAATGGGCTACTAATACTCGATAAACCATTACCAACTACCATCAATGCCGCGCCAAACATACCCAACGCAATTGATGCAAAACCTAATGCAACTGCTCCTAACATAATTGGTGCAGCAAATGCGCCGAATGCTGCTAATGCCAAACCAACTACAACCAATGCACCTGCCAATGATATAATTTCATTAGCACCAATCTTTGTAAATTGTTGTAACGCTAATCCCAATACATATATAGCAGCTGCTGCTATTAATAATGCAGCTGCACCTTTAAGCATTGCACTAGCATTATTACCTGCACCACCAACTGATTTACTTGTTTTATCAACACCGCTTGTATCCATTTTTGGTGCAATTGATTTATTTGATGTAAAACGTCCTGCTGAATCTCTAGCTTTTGTTAAAGAGCCCGCGCCACCTGCTAAAGAAGAACCTGCACTTGATGCATTAACGGAATCTTGTGCAGCTTTTACTGCAAATAATCCAGAAACCCATTTTTTAAGTCCTGTCCATATTTGTGGTAAACTAGTTCCAAATGTATTGAAAGCAAATCCTATATTTCCTAATAAGCTAAATACACCTGGTAATATACCAAGCCATTTTCCAAAACCGGTTGTTCCAATTTGGTCAACCATTGCACTCATTGTATTAAATGATGCCGTCATTGCTCCAACTGGTTTTAGTGCTTCTTTTTCATTAGCAATCATTTGTAGTAACTCTTGGTTTGATACACCAATTGCAGCTGCTAATGCTCTTTTTTCAATTGGAGACATTTTATCATATGCTGCAATACCACCAGCTGCTTTTAACGTTTCGTTCATTGCACCATTTATATCACCAGCATAAGCTAACTCTCTTGCTCTTTGTAAATTTAAATTTCTGCCAAGTATTACAGATGCTTCCATTTCATTAGCAACCGATGTTTGATAATCTAATAAATTATCTGAAATCTTACCAGCAGTTGATAAATCAACTCCTAACCTTGCCGCATTTATAGCTGCATCTTGTAGATTTTTACCACCATTTTTTGAATATACGGCAAACAACTCTGTGTTTTGAGCCAAATCTTTAAATACCTGCGATGGTATTGCACCATTAGCAGCTGCTAATTGAGATGCTGCTTCTAATGAATTTAAAGCTACTTCATTTGATAAATTTGATAAATTACCAAATTCATTTACTAAAACACCAGCTTCTTGTCCACTAACACCCAAACGGGCTGGTAGTAATCCCAAATCAAATGCCAATTCATTTGATATTTTATTTACATTACCAATTCTAGCACCAAATTCAGTTACTGCTCCAACTGCTTCTTCACCCAATATTAAAGATATTGCTGTAAGTTGTGATTTAAAACCAACCAATTGAGCAAAACCACCACCTATTTGAGCATTTATTTTACCAAACTCATCTGCCACATATCCTGCTGCAAATCCAATTACTGTCATTGCACCAGTCCAACTACTAAAAAATACTTTTCCATAATTAATTAATTTTTGGAAAAATTTATTACCAGCTCCTAACTCCTCATTCATTTCCTCATATAACTCTTTTACATCTTTTTGCATATTAGCAAATTTAGATGCTTTTATATACGCTTCATCCAATGATTTCATTTGAGCAATCAATTGTGCCTGTGCTTCTTTGGCTGCTTTACCTTGCTTTGTTCTGCCATCGTCTTTCATATCCTGCAACTCTTTCAATTGTTGCAACATTATTGTATATTGGTTTTGATATTCTTGCGTATATTCTGCTATCTGCGCTGCATCTTCTTTATTTAATTGAGCTAAAGATGTAATTGCACTAATAGCATTGGCAGCTGCTGAATTTGCCGATTTATACTTATCGCTTTGTGCCTCTGTACTATTTGCAATTGAAGTTCCAAAATCAATACCTAATTTTGTTGCATTTCTTAAATCAGTTTGCAAACCACCCATTGCCGAACTTATTGAACCAATTGATGACTCAATATTTGAATATTGGGTCATTTGTATTTTTAGTTCATCTCTTTGTTCTTTTGCAAGAGTTAATCCAATTTGACGTTGTTTATTTAAAACTATAATATTTGCGGTTTCATCTTTTAAAAGCTTTGCATCTTTTTCGGATAATACGTTTCCTAATTTTTTGGCTTCATTTTCTTTTTTAAGCAAGACAATTTGTCTCTCCTTTGCCGCATTAATTTCTTTTTGAAGGGCTAGGTTAGACTTATTAAGGTCGTTTAGTGAACGAGCATTTGATTGTTCTTGCGTATTATCAGCCATTACTATTAGTTATTACTTTGTCTAATTTGCTTCAATAAATCGCCATATTGGTCTTCAATATTTTTCATTGCTTTTATTGCAGTTGGGTGCATACCAGCTTTATCAGCTGCTGCTATATAGTTATCCGATACACCTTTTTGTAATGCTTTGAAGAAATTATCAACAATTTTATTTAATAGACTTTCTGATAATACGGCTTTATTTTATTTTAGTTTCATAATGATGTGATTTATCTTATATAAATATCCATAAACAAAAAAAGTTAGGATTTATTATCTCCTAACTCTGTTTGCTTTTTCAATTTGTTCCTTTTCTTCTTTTTTAACTTTAATCAATTGATTCACATATAATCTGCGTATATGTAGTGGTAAATTATATACATCCGCAAATGTAAAACCACCTCCTCCACCCAATATCAAAAAGAATATCTCTTCGTGAAGTTTTAAACTATAATCAATTGGTAGGGTAAAAAAAGCTAATCCCAAATGGGATGTCTAGCGCCTCCGTTTCGCCTGTGATTTCAGATGTGAAATCGTATTTAAGGTTCAAATCAGGTGAGATTAATTTAATATAATCTCTAATTACTCTTGTATCTCTTGCTAACATATTTTTAGCAAACTTATTGATATTTCCCTTATCAGTATCACCATCCACCGATGTAATCATATATTTTAAACGAGTAGATACATCTGAAGTATTATCTTTGTTTTTAGATAATCTTTCTAATGCTTGGATTTCAGCGTTTATATCCTTTTCATCTTTGTGAGTTAATAACTTAAATGTTATTTTCTTTTTAGATGTTGGTAATTCAAACTCATAACGATTTTCTGCATTTAATATACTGAAATCAATATCTTTTGTTTGTATTTCCGAAAGGTCTATTGTTACTTTTTGTCTTTCACCACTAAATGGGTCAGTAACTTCTACTTCATAATCAGGCCCATAACCCAACACACGAGTTGCAAGAAATACTGCATTCTTATCACCAATTACAATATCATCACAATTCACATCCGGTTGAACAATTACCGATTCAAATAATTTATCTAATACAATACCTTTACGGATTAAATTTTGTGAAGAAAGTATATCTTCTTCTTTTGCAGTCATATATTTAATTTCCAAAGTTCCCTTACTTAACGGATTTGATGCAGGATAGCACTTTCCTTCCGATGGTAATGAAATTATTTGAGTTGGAAAATCAAATGTTTTTACTGGTGTTGGTTGTGGTGTTTGTTCCGTTTGTGGTTTCGCCTGAATTGGTTGCGTACCACGTGAAATACTTAAATTCTCTTCCATATAACTTATAATAAATTGTTTTTTATTCCTATTTGTCTAATACAATCTGGTCTTGTACATAGTTCATTTGGTAGATTACCACAAGAACATTTATTTTCATCTATATGTGATGAAAACTTTTGCACACTATCCAAAAGTAATCCTTTAGTTTGAGCAGGTTGTTGCTCTTTGAGTAAATCTCTAATTTCAGTTAATAGAGATTTGATTATTGCAAATTGTCCTAATTCCATAACATTATTTTTGTATATATAAATATACCAAAACAAAAAAAGTGTGTAAAAAATTACACACTTTTCTTAAATTTTTAATTTTGTTAATATTAGTATTCTAATACACAATAATCCATTGAAAGAGTTACTGTAATATTTACAGGGTCATTTGAACTCCAATCCATATCACCAAATTCGGCTGCTGAAATAAATGCTCCTATCAATTTCCACTCTTCTACTTTATCGCCAACTGGTCCTAATGCGTAAATGCTAATATCTTTTTTGTAGAAATCTGCATAACCATCACGACCTGTAATAGATTCATGTGAAGTTCTAATCCATTCCATTACCGCCTGTGCTCCAGATGGAACAATTGGGTCATACAAAGTGATTGTTAAATCAGACCAATCAGATTTTCCTTTAATCTTACGTTTTACGTTGATGTGGTCCAATATTACTGTTTCACTTGTATATTTTGGTCTGTTAGCCGCTTTTATCATAAACGATGGGATACCACCGATTTCCATTACAAATCTATTAGCTAATTTGGGTTCAAAATTTTGATAAAAAATCTTATCATACCCTAATACGTCTGCCATTTTTTATATTCTCCTTATATCTTTTATATAAATATATGTTTTTTAAATTTATTATGCTCCAAAAGTTGCACCAGTTGGTAAAATGTTGAAGTCAATTTGGATAAATTCAGCAGTTTTAGTAGGTTGTAAGAAAATTGCTCCTTGTAATATGTTTCTATCAATTACGTCAGGTGTATTATTTGAATCATCCATTACAACTCTAAACGAATATAAACCTTGTCTTTGTTGGATACCCTCTAAATATGGATTTACTGTGTTTAAGAATCTGTTTCTAGTTTCTGTACTATTTTGTTCAAATACCAAATATCTCGAAGTAGATGCGATATACTTTTTAACTGTAATCAACAATCTTCTTACGTTAATTCTATCTAATGCAGATGGTCTAGATTGTAAAGTCTTTTGTCCAAATGCTACGATACCTTGTCCTGGGAATTGTGCGATTGGGTTTACTTTTCCTTCGTACAATGTATCTCTATCAGAATGAGTTAGACGATTTACTACACCAATTGCTCCCGTAATACCACCACGATTCAAACCTGCCGGTGCAAACCATTCAGCTGCTGAATTATCGTTAGCTGCAAATACCGCTGGCATTAATACCGATGGTGGAACTGCTACCATTTTGTTAGTATTCAAATCAATTGTCTTAATCCAAGGGTAGTAAGTTGCTGCGTAGTTAGTATCTAAACCTTCTGCTACTCCAACTGCTCCAGCGATTGTACCATCTTGTGCTACTGAATCCATAATGTAGAAACAATCAGTACGAGCTTCACACAAATCAATACCAGCTTGTGCTACCGATGTATGTAATGTTTGAATAACACCCGGCATAACTACCAAGTTAATATCATATTCGTCTTGATTAGAAATTGCGTCTAATGCTCTTTGGTATGCTATCGAACCACTTGTACTAGCAGATGATAAATCAAATCCTTGTGAATTTGTGTTTGTAATAGATGAACCTTTAGCAATTGATTTAGCCGGGCTCATACCATCAAAACCACCTTGTAATGCTACTACAAATGCTCTTTTAGCTACCGCATCTGCTGCTGAACCAGTTAATGGTAAACCAGCGGTTACATCTAATGAAAATGCCGATGATGTTGTAAATCCTTGTGGAATTGGTTTTAAGAATTGTGTATTATCTGCTGATAATGTTCCTTCAAAATCAAATCCACCAGGTGTAGTTGAAGATACAGAAGTAGATTTGTAAGAAACATCTACCAATGAACCAGTATAAATACCAGCTGCAATTGGGTGTGAGTAACCAGCGTTACCATATGGTGCAGCCGTTACAGGTATTGCATCTATGTTACCCATTTCAATATAGATGTAACGAGATTTGTTAGAGTAATCACCATATTCGGTAATCTTTCCACTTGCATCAGTTGTTATATATCTATCACCAATTGCTCTTGCAATATAGTTAGGTGATGTTGGGTCTAAATTTAAGTTAGAATAAGTTTCTAATACATATTTTCTCTTATCAGTATCGTTGTACTTTCTAACTTGTAATGTAAATGTTGCGTAATCTGAACCAGCAACTGAACCAGCTGCTTTAACATCTGAAATTACAATTTTAAATCTTGTGTTTTCAGCGTTACCATCTGCAATAGTTTTAACTTTAAATAAATCGTAGTTAGTACCTGCAACTAATTGAGATTGAATGTATGGAGTTGAAGCTCCAACTGCACCCTCACTAAAGTTTTGTAATGGTAAAATTACTGCAGATGCACTATAATGCGTAGTTCCTAAAATATTTTCAAAATAAGTATATGCATATGCGTTTTTAGCTCCCAATGGAGATGTTCCAAAAGTTTTAGTAACTGCATATGGGTCAGCTGGTGAAATTGAAAATTGGTTAGAATCACCAAAAGTACCAATGTGAGTTCCATTTATGCTTAATAAATCAGCAAGTGGAGCAGGTGAAGTAGATGCGGTAATAGCTACATCACTAAATGATGCGGATGTATTTGCCGTTTCGGTATTGTTTAATGTATAAACTAATTTTTTAAATCCACTACCAGATGCTATAACACCGATTGGTCCTAATTCTTTATATCCACCTAATCCAGCAACTCTTACGATTGTTGCTACACCAGTTTCTCTTAAATAATTTTGTACTGCGTTTTCAGTATAGTAAGTGCTATCAACAACACCAAAAATATCTTCAAATTCAGATTGAGTATTTACAATTGTAGGTTTGAATGCTGGTCCCTGCTTTAAAGGTCCGATGAAAACTCCACCGATTGCACCAACACCCTGTGCTATAAAAGATAAATCATTCTCTCTAGTGAAAACACCAGGTGATACGATTTTTTCAGCCATTTTTAATTTCTCCTTTTAATAATAATTTTTTATCTTAATATAAATATATAAGATTGTGATGAAAAGATATATTTGTTTATTGTTTTGGTGTAAATTCCCCAGTATCAATATCTAAATTTCCTTCACCATATTCGGTTTGGATTTTAGATAATAATTCTTTCTCTTCTAAACCAAATTGTTGATATTGTTCTTGTAAGAATTTTTCATCTCTTTCAATTGTAGCTTTCTGAATTGCCAATTGACCTAATGAAATAACAATATCATTAAAACTATCACGTAATTCGATAATTTTATTCTTGTATTCTTCTTTAATTTGCATAACTTATATTGTTTATTTTATATATATAAATATATGGTTTTCTACTCAAACGTTAAAATTTAACCGATTTTTTCTTTAATTTCTTCGATTTGTTTTTGCTGTTCTTTGATTGCTTCGATTAAAAGAGCTATTATTTTTTCATATTGAACTGCAAGGTATCCACTATTTCTTTCTACTACTATTTCAGGTAAGATTTCTTGTATCTCTTGTGCTATTATACCAACATCTTTGCCTTTATGAGAATGTATTTCATCAAATCCTTCTTTCCAATCAAATGTATTTCCACTAATTTTGTTTATTTTAGATAATGCATTTACAATTGGTTCAATTTTTTCTTTTAATCTTCTATCTGATGTATCGTAAGCAGTAATATCACCAGTTGCAGTAATTGAACCTTGTACTGCTATACCACCTGTAAAAGTTCCACCACCAAATGGATTACCCGTCGGACCTGTTGGTCCTTGTGGACCTGTTGAGCCGTTAGAACCAGCAGTTCCTTGTACACCTTGTGGACCAGTTGAACCGTTAGAACCTGCTGCTCCTTGTGCTCCATTAGAACCCGCTGCTCCTTGTGGACCAGTTGGTCCCTGATTACCTTGTGGGCCGGTTGAACCATTGTTTCCGTTTGGTCCCTGATTTCCCTGTGGACCTGTTGAACCATCGTTTCCGTTTGGTCCTTGATTTCCTTGTGGTCCTTGTACTCCAGATGTACCAGAAGTAGCCGCAGTATATGATGTACCATTTATACTTAATGGTCCTAATAATGATAATGAACCAGTTAAACCAAATGAACCAGTCATAGTATGTGCATCATCTAACGAATTACCAAAGTTAAATGAACCTGATACGGATGATTGAGTAACATAATATACAGATGTTGATATGATATATTGTTCGGCAGTAATATTTCCTTTTACAGATAAACTACCTGTTACATTTAATGAGCCAGTAATCGAACTACTATGTATTTGCATTATTAACTATTTTTTAATTTTTGTATTTCGTTTCTTAATTCTACAATTTGAGATTGTTGTTCTTTAATTGCTTCTATAAGTACCGCAGTTAAACCTCTTTCTCTTACCGTTAAATATCCATTATCACCCATTCTTACTAATTGTGGGAATACCTTTTCTACTTCTTGTGCTATAACTCCTATATCTTTCGTAACACCCATAAAGGTTGCGTGGATTGCTTTACCATTCCATTCGTATTCGTATCCGTTTAATCCCATTACCTTATCTAATGCCCCAGCGATTGGAGTTAGATTATCTTTTAACTGAATATCAGATGGAGTACCAAATGATGCAACATCACCACTTGCTACTATTGAACCAGAAACTTGTAATCTATCAGTTGTATTATCAGATGCAACAGGTCCAATTAAAACATTAGTACCATTATCAGTAATTTGAGTTGCAGTTCCTAATGTAGATGAGGTTGCAAATTTAACTACTTTATTTGTAGTTCCACTTACACTCACCGTACCACCAGTTGCCGATGTACCCGATGTTCCACTTGCTCCAGTTGCTCCTTGATTTCCTTGTGGACCGGTTGGTCCAGTTGAGCCAGCTGCTCCTTGTGGTCCAGTTGCTCCTTGTGCTCCACTTACACCCGATGTACCAGTTGCTCCTTGATTTCCTTGTGCTCCGTTTATTCCACTTGTACCATTAACTCCACTTGTACCATTAACTCCACTTGTACCACTTACGCCAGATGTACCAGATGTTCCGTTTGCTCCCGATGTTCCGTTTTCTCCATTTGAGCCAGTATTTCCTTGTGGTCCTTCTGCACCTTGAGGTCCTAATAGACCAGTTGCACCCTGATTACCTTGTGGACCAGTTGGTCCTTGATTACCCTGTGCTCCACTTGTACCGTTTGTTCCAAAGAAAGTACCATTTACACCAGATGAACCAGATGAACCAGATACCCCCGTTCCTACACCAAATGTAAACATAGCATAACCAGCGAATGGAACACTAAATGTTATTGTTGTTTGGTTTATAGAATCGGATTTAATTGATTGTGGTATCATTACATACCCATTAACATCATATACGGTTACTGATGGGTATTCATTTCCTAAAGCATGGGTTATTACCCAATTTGTATCTTCTACTACTTGTGTATGTGTGTATGCCGAACCATTTGTTGTACCCGATGTTCCAGTTGTTCCCGATGTTCCACTTGCTCCTTGATTTCCTTGTGGTCCAATTGGTCCTAAATCGGAAATGTTAATCGTTCCTTGCATTGAAGAATGGAACTGACAAACATAGTATAATGTACTAGGAGCATTGTATGGTATTGCAAATGTAATAGTACCGCTTTGAGTTCCATTATTTGTTACACCACTATTATATACATTACCAGAACTATATGCTCCAGCAGTAGTTTGTATCCAAAACGGATGACCTGTTGCACTTACTGTAAATGTATATGTAAATCCACGTATTAAATTTAAAGTTGGATTAGATGCACCATCTATTGTATATGCAGATGCTCCACTATTAACAACGCTAAAGTTTCTTGCTCCACTTATTCCAGATGTACCAATTGTACCTTGCGGTCCTTGTGCTCCATTTACTCCACTTGTTCCATTTGCTCCGTTTACTCCGGATGTACCATTTGTACCATTTGCTCCAGATGTTCCACTTACACCCGATGTTCCATTTGTACCATCTAAACCAGAAGAACCCGATGTTCCGTTGTTTCCACTACTTCCCGATGAGCCACTTAATCCACTAGTACCATTTTCACCCGAAGTTCCCGATGAGCCACTTAAACCATGTGTTCCACTACTTCCAGATGTTCCGTTTACACCACTTGTACCATTTGCTCCAGTTTCTCCTTGAACTCCTTGTGGGCCAGTTTCTCCTTGGTATCCTTGTGGACCAATTGGTCCTTGTCTACCTTGAGAACCAATATCACCTTGTGGTCCGTTTGGCCCTTGATTACCTTGTGTACCATTTGGTCCTTGATTACCTTGCGGTCCGATATTTCCTTGTACTCCGGTTTCTCCTTGTGTTCCCTGCGTCCCTTCAATTCCTTGATTACCTTGAGGTCCAGTATTTCCTTGATTTCCCTGCGGACCAGTTGGTCCTTGATTACCTTGCGTTCCATCAATACCTTGATTTCCTTGTGGGCCGATTGTACCTTGATTACCTTGTGTTCCTTGTACTCCCTGCGTTCCTTGTGTACCAGTTGGTCCTTGATTTCCCTGCGTTCCATCAATTCCTTGATTTCCTTGCGGACCAGTTGTTCCTTGATTACCTTGAGGTCCAGTTATACCCTGATTTCCTTGTGGACCAGTTGGTCCCTGATTTCCTTGCGTACCTTGTGTACCTTCAACTCCTTGAGTTCCTTGTACTCCCTGCGTTCCTTGTGTTCCTTGAACACCATCTATACCTTGTACCCCTTGTGGTCCTTGTGTACCTTGTGTTCCATTTACACCCTGCGTTCCTTGTGTTCCTTGAACACCTTGATTTCCTTGTGCTCCAGTTGGTCCTTGATTACCCTGTGTTCCATCAATTCCTTGATTACCTTGTGGACCAGTTGGTCCTTGTGCTCCTTGCGAACCATTTATACCAGATGTACCATTTATACCCGATGTACCATCTACACCAGTTGTTCCCGATGTACCATTTGCTCCAGATGTACCTGATGTAGAACCAAATACTCTATCAACTTGCTTTGCACTTACCAAAATAGATGGTGCAAATGGTCTATTAGGTGAAACTTGAGCTGCTGTGGATATTAATTTAATTGTGTTATCAGCTGATGAAAAACAAATCTCAATAAAATCATTAGCATTTGCTTGTATTAAAAATACATTAGTAATTGCTCCTATTGAATTTGCATCACGTATCGTTCTTTCTAAATTTGAACCAGAAATGTTTGTTCCATTTAATTTTGCCCAAATATCAACTATATCAGAACCAGGTGTAGTTTTTGATACATTTGCAGTATATGCAACCTCATATGTACCACTATATTGGAATTGAATATGTGTAGCGTTTTGTCTTATTATACCTTGATTTTCATTTGTGGTATCAAATGATGCAGTTGTTGCTATATTTGCTGCAGTTACGGTTTGGGAACCTGATGATAAGAACTCACCATAATAGTTTGCAACCACTGGTGCGTTTACACCAGATGTACCACCCGTTCCATCCGTACCCGATGAACCATTTGCTCCTTGATTACCTTGCGGTCCTTGTGAACCTTGTGCTCCCGATGTACCATTAGTACCATTTGTACCATTTGTACCACTCGTTCCACTTGTACCAGTAGTTCCTGATGTACCATCGTTTCCACTTGTACCGCTTGCTCCTTGATTACCCTGTGCTCCTTCAATTCCCTGCGTTCCTTGCGTTCCTTGTGTTCCTTGATTACCTTGTGTACCCTGCGTTCCTTGCGGTCCTTCAATTCCTTGATTACCTTGCGTTCCTTGTGTACCTTGCGTTCCTTGCGGTCCTACATTTCCTTGATTACCTTGCGGTCCTTCAATTCCTTGTACACCTTGATTACCTTGCGTTCCTTGCGGACCTGTGTTACCCTGATTTCCTTGTGGCCCTTCAATTCCTTGATTACCTTGTGGTCCTTCGATTCCTTGATTACCCTGTGGTCCTACATTTCCTTGATTACCCTGTGCTCCTTGCTGACCTGTTTCTCCTTGAGTTCCTTGTGTACCTTGCGTTCCTTGCGGACCAGTTATACCTTGATTACCTTGTACTCCTTGCTGACCTGTTTCTCCTTGATTACCTTGTGTACCTTGAGTTCCTTGTGGTCCTACATTTCCTTGATTTCCTTGCGGTCCTACATTTCCTTGATTACCTTGATTACCTTGCGTTCCTTGTGGTCCTTCAATTCCTTGTACACCCTGTGCTCCGATTTCTCCTTGATTTCCTTGTGGACCTGTTGCTCCTTGATTTCCTTGTGCTCCTTGAACACCAGTTGGTCCTTGTCTACCTTGTGCTCCATCCGTACCAGATGTACCATCTAATCCACTTGTACCTTCATCCCCACTTGTACCACTTAAACCACTTGTTCCACTTAAACCCGATGTACCAGGTAAACCTGATGTACCAGATGAACCATTTGTTCCACTAACTCCAGATGAACCCGCATTACCGGTTGCTCCTTGAGCACCTTGTGGACCAGTTCCACCCATTGTAACCGTCTTATATCCAACACGATTTTCCGATGATGCATCTATAACTAAAAAAGTATCAGATGTTACTGCTGATAAATCTTTTAAATACAAATAGTTATTTAGCCAAGCAGAACCAGTAAATTCATGCTTATCATCCGATGTATTACCAAATCTAGTTGAACCTGATGTTTGTAAAACTGAAGATGATATAGTTGTTACATAGTATTCGTTTGCAGTTAATCTACCACCAATAGTAACATTGTTTGAAAATGATGCATTTGATGCCGTTACGTTTCCAGTAAGAGTTAAAGAACCTGTGTTAGTACCCAATACAACAAATACCGCTTCACCACCAGCACCATCTGTACCGATTTCTAATGTATTTTTTGTAGTATTTAAGTAAGGTTCACCTTGTGCTAAATAGCCAGGTGATGTATTTGTTTTATCACTTTGACTACCGCGTCTTATCTGAAAAGTTGTAATTGCCATTATATCTGTATTTCTTTCTTATATAAATATCTATACATCCTATAAATATACCATTTATAGATTTTTAATTCTTATCACCGATGTATAATTTCCCCAAACATCTGCCGTAAATTCGTAATTTGATTTAGTTGGTAAACGGAAAGTAAACGTATCCTTTGTGTATCCATTATTAAATCCGTTAAATATCAATACTAATGCTTCAGTACCATCCGTTGATAATTTGTATCTACATATTGGTCTAGCGTTATTGTAAAGTGATACTGGGTAGTTTTGTGTACCGCTAGTCCAAGAACCACCACCAATAGATAAATCAGGAACTAACCATTCAGTATTTGCAGATATAATATCTTCATTTTGTTTAGCGTGTAAGTATCCCACATATGCCCAATCCAAAGAACTCTTACCCAACCAAGTGGTATCACCCCACTTTGCATCAAACGTATCATCACTTAATGATGAGTTTTCTCTATCCAAACGAGCAGTACCAATTTCTTCACCAACAACGGATTGATACCACATAAATAAACCATCCGCATAACACATAGACCATACTCCCATAGCATACATTAATGATGGGCAAGCTTCTAATCGGTTACGGTCTGTAAATCGTAGTGATTTATTTATATTTACTTCTTTTCTTGCCATTCCAAAATCAGAACCTTCTATTGGTTCTTGCTTATACCAAAAATAAGAAACTGCTAATCTATCATGACTAGGTCCCAATATTTCATCTAACATTTTTTTAGTAATATCGGTATTATGTACGATTGAATACACGTGAAATGCAGATTCCATTCTGAATTGGTAATTAGTAACATAGTGATACTTATAATTTTCCAATGCACCCTTAAACCAAGGATAGTATAAACCCGTTTGGGAATATGTAATTGTATCATTTATATAATAGTCGTGATAATCCGAATATAATCTAGTAGATGTAATAGAATTACCTGGTTCCATTGATTCCCAACCAAAACCAGCAGCACCTGTGTAACGTGATTGATAAATACCATTTCCATAATTTGAAAATTGAGGAGTTACCCAATCAATATATAAAGGTGTATTATCATTTTTTAAAGCTTGAGCCTTTGCTAAAGCATTATTAAAACATTCATTCCAAACAGCCCCCGCCTCTTCGATAAATAATGCGGGTGATAGGTGTTCAAAATCGTACTCAAAATGTATAGCGTTAAATGGAACACTTTCCACAAAATATCCTAACATTCTACCCGTCAAACCTTCACCCTCTGTTCCACTCCCCCATGCAGTTGTCCATTGATATGGGTTTGCTTGTGCGTATGTATAAGTAAAACCTCCACCATTATAGGTCCAACTACTACGACTTGCCTCCGATACACCATGTGCCAATAATAGTGCAGTTGTTCTGTGTTGCCACATTTCACTTAAATCCACAGTAGCAAAGTCAACACCCCAAGCGTATGCTACTGCACCTCTAAAGATTAAATCACCATCAAAATGTAATCTTTTATCTTTGGGAATTTGTTGATTATATCCCCATTGCGTATTTATATCTGTTGATTCAGATATACCTTTATTTAATCGTGTGGATGTTCTTACCGCGTGGGAACCTGTATATAATATATCCATCAAAGGTACGGCCATATCTACCCATTTTTTATCTGCTCCCTTTTCATTTTGTATAGGAGTAATATCCGGCATTCTTCTAAAATAAGACGGTTCATTATGTGTTATGTTGGGTATCCAATAATCTGGTCTAAAAAAATAAGTTTTATTTCCAACTATATCTTGTCTATCTACATCTGGTGCCAAATGTATAATTGCAGTTGTAGTATTTATACCATCATCTCCCCCAACAAATGCATTGTTAGCATACTGACCAGTAACTAAACGTAAATCATAACCTTTCATTGCGGATAAGTCAATATTTGTAATAGATGATGAATAAATTGTACCAACATCTATAATCCACGCTTTGGGATTGTTGTATTGTCTTGATTCCCAAACTGCATCTGTTAGTAATGAGCCACTTAAAGATAAAGATGTTCCACCTACACTTGAAGTATTTGCTATTAAATTATCACCATCTTTTAATCTATCCTCTACCCAACTTGCATCTGTACCCTGCATTAGTTCTTGTGGTTCACCTGTCATTTTACCATCATTTCCGATTGTAATATAATAACTTAAATAGTTGGTAGGTATCACATAGTTACCGGCGGGGGCTAGTGTAGTTTTTGCTTCGTTTGTATAGAATATTGTATTTAAATCCAAAGATGTATTACTTGCATATAATTTAATAGATGCGTTTTCTGCTCTTGGATTTATTAGTTTTGCTCTTGCGTCACTTAATGATGAGTATGCCATAATTTTATTTTAATTATTATCCAATTAGTGTATAATAAACTCCCGAACCATATATACCCGTTGTGCAATTAACATAACTACCACTTGCATTCAACTGAATCGTAACGTATATGTTTGTATTATCACTTATAGATTGTGTATATGGACTACATCCAAATGAACCAGTATTAGTTTCACCATATCTTGCTGATAAATTACTACCCGTTACATCGGTAGGATAATATGAAATAGTTGAGCCCGATGTTATTTTCATTGAACCCATATTTACATAAGTTGAGCTAGATACAGATGAACCGGTCATATAACTTGATGTTATATCTGCGTAAATATCATTTGAGCTCCAATATATTTTAGAATTATTATATTCCGGAGATACACTACCACTAACTCTTGCAAAGAATGTTAAAGTTCGTTGGTTTGGAGCTGATATATTTCTAATTCGTATTACCGATGTATAATTACCCCAAGTATCTACTAAATATTCTTTATTATCCTCTGTTGGTAATCTTACTCTATGTGTTTCTTTTGTATATCCATTATTATACGGACTTATAACTAACATCAATGCTTCCGAACCATCATCTGATAATTTATATTTAACTATTGGTGCTCTTAAATAATATAAAAATACAGGATAATTCTTTTCACCAGTCAACCACTCACTATTCCAATAAGTTTCGGCTTTTTCCCAAACCGTACTTGCCGCTATTATATCTTTATGTTGTAATACTTGCCAATATCCAATATAGTACCAATCCCAACTCCCATTACTACGAGAACGAGTTTCACCATATGCACCAATTGTTTTGTAAAATACTTGATTTTCAGTACCATCGTATCCAAAATAGTTTTGCCAATAATTTATAGATTCAGGTTCTTCTCCTTGTGTATATGATTCCCAACACCAACTTCCATCTGCGTACGCCATAGACCATACCGCTTGCGATTGTATAGTAGATGGTGCAGGTTGAGGACGATACCAACCATTATTAGCGCCAGTCCAATCGGTATAAATTCTTTCAAAATAAAAATCGGAAGCATCTATCGGTTCTTGAAATTGCCAAAAATAACCCATAGCTCTAGCATTACCAGCAACGGTTGGACCAAATAACTCTAATAACAGTTTTTTAGTAACATCGTAACTATGTACCAATCCGTATGCTCTCCAAGCTTCTTTTCCTAAATTTTGATAATTAGTTACATAATGTCTATTTATAGCATCTCCGGCGCCAGCATAAAATGCAGTTACCCTTGCTCCCAACGCAGTATAATCTACACTTTGACTTGTATAGTAATTATTATAATCATAATATAGAGTATTATTTCTTAATTGAGTAAGAGATTGGTTGTTACTAGCGTTATTTGCATCATCCCAACCACCGTACCAACCGGGTGCATATATGCCACCGGCATAATTACTTAATTTAGGAATAAAACCATTTGGGTCTGAATATGCAAAGTAATTGTTAGCTTGGGCGTAAACTTTACAAGCATCTATACATTTTTTAAAGGCCAATCCACAATTATAACTATCTGCACCAGCTCCTGAAAAATATTCAAAATCAAATTCGCGTATATAACTATTACCATTTTGGTTAAACAATCCCAATAAATTATTAGCGGGAGAATGGTTTCCTCCGTTTGTACCTGAATTAATTTCCCAAGTCCATTGATATGGGTTTATAGTAGAATATTTAATACCGTGAGGACTATAACCATCTTGCCAAGTAGCATTATCAACTACCAAAGATTCCATCATTGCAGCACATCTCCAAGTATCTTCCTCTCGTAAATCAATTGCTCTTCCTATGATAAATCCTACGGAATCTCTAATAAAAAAATCATTATCAAATACTAATCTATTGGCTGGGTTTGTAAAAGTTTCTTCATACTCCGTTCCATATGGGTATTGTGCAAATCCAGCTTGAACTAGCGTTGTCACACATTTCTTTCTTCTAGTCGATATACGTCTAACTCTGTTTTGAGAACCCAAACCAGGACTTTTATATATTAAATCTCCCAAAGGAGTACCCATATCAATAAATTCTTTTACTGAACCTGAATTATCTATTATTGGTAATGTATCTGGTAATCTTCTAAAAAATGAACTATACTCATAATTGTAAGATGGTATAAAATAATCTGGTCTAAATGTATAAGTTATACTACCAGTTGTTACTACACGATTTGGGTCAGCAGCTAAATGAACAATTGCACTTGTTTGTGTACGGTCTTTAAAACCAGGACCTGATGGTTGTCCTCTCCAAGTTCTACCACTAGTTACCCAATTACCACAAGTTATCTTTACTTCGTATCCTTTCATATCCGAAAGGTTTATATTTTCTAACGAAGAAGACCTGTAAATACCCATATCAACTTGCCATACTTTATATGAACCATCTTCTGGTTGTTGGGTATGCCATATAGTATCGGTAAGTAATAAACTAGAGGTATTTAAAACCATTGCAGTACCACCACCATTTATATAACTCCAAGGGTAATTTGCTATCTTTACACCACCACTATTTATAGTATCATCTACCCAACTTGTATCCATACTACCGGTCATTACTTCCAATGGTTGAGTTACCATTCTACCATCTGAACCTAATGTTACATAATATGATTTGTAATGAGTTGGAATTACATAATTCCCAGCTGGTGCTAAAACCGATTTGGATGCATTTGTATAAAAGATAGTTCCCACCGTAAAGAAATTATCACTACCATATAATATGGATGAACTATGTTCTTGCGTTGGGTCTATCAATCTTGCTCTAGCTTCTGTTATATTTGCGAATGCCATTTTATAAATCTTTAATTCTTATTACCGAAGTATAATTACCCCAAGTACTTACTAATATTTCTTTGTTTGCTTTAGTTGGTAATCTTAAACTAAAATCAGTTTTAGTGTATCCAATATTACAAGCGTTTTGAGTTATAAGAAGAGCTTCCGTTCCATCTGCGGATAATTTATATGCGGATATTGGAGCATCTCTATTATATAGATATACTGGATTATTATACTTTCCGGTTTTCCATTCACCATTCCAATAAACTTCTGGTTTTACCCAAGGCGTATTTGCTTCTATAATATCTTTATGTTGTAATACTTGGAAATAACCAATGTATAACCAATCCATAGGACTATTAGCATGGTCACCAGTATCCCCGTACATAGCGTTGATATTACCAGTTACACTACTATCTTCCAATCCATTCCAACCATAATAATTTGCCCAATATTTAAATGCATCTTTATCTTCATCTTGTCCTATTGAACCACCATCCCACATAAATAAACCATCTGCATAAGCCATACACCAGACTGCGTATGATTGAAAAACGGATGGAGCTATATATGCCCTAGAACCCGCATTCCCACCAGTACCAGGTAAATATCCCCCATAATTTGTACCATTCCTTACATATGTTAAATCGGCGCCAGCTACCGGTTCATGTCTTCTCCATAAATATCCAGCACATTGCATGGTTGAGGCCGTTGCCTCATTATAGGTTGTATCTATTACTTTCCTTGCTACATCATAATTGTAAACTAAAGAATATGTAAACCATTGTGGAGCCGCATCGTTAAAGTAATTTGTTACAAAGCAATATTTAACATATTCACCAAAACCTTGCCATAACCCATAATCCCCAACTGCTTGGTCTATTGTCCAAGTCCCATTTGTAACAAATTTATCATAGCGTTCAAATAATTTATAATTTTCATTTACATTTGAACCAGTAGAAAAATAAAACCAACCATCACCTACGGCTCCGTATTTGCCTCTATTATCTATTCCACCACCATAATAAGACCATTTTGGGAAACGTTCTTTATTTGGTATTTGACCAGTTGCAATTCCATATGCAACTACACTATCATAACATCTCTTTAATGCATACCCAACATAATAATCGTTAGTTCCATTATATACCTCAAAATCTTCTTGTATGTGGTCTGCTAAATATAAATTTGCAGATGTTGCATCGTAACCACCAGGTTTTCCCAAATAAGTACATAGTTGATTTGCAGGTCCTTCGCTTTGATAAGCAGTTCCAGAGTTTATTTCAGTAGTCCAATGGTATGGATTTACATAATTATATCTAAATCCTGAATAACTACCGTTTTCCCAAGTAAAATTATCTACAAATAATGAAATCATCATAGCCGGTATTTCCATACCATTTGGCCAAGATGGAATACCAGGAACTGCTCTTTGCATTGCGTTTCTAATTGGAAAATCTCCACCAAAAACCATTTTTCCAACACCACTACTAGCTTCATCAAAATCAGGTTCGGTGTACCAATTGAGTTCCAAATCCATAATCTTTTTTGTTGAAACTCTTTGCTTTTCAGTTATTCCTTGATTTTTCCAAGTCTGTATTCTCCAATCTACATTTTTTGAATATGGGGGTGTTCCATTACTTAATGGTGTTATATCGGCAAGAGGTAGTGACATATCACTAAATAATTTTTGCTTTCCAAACTTATCTTTTATATGATTTACTTTTGGCATTCTTCTTATAATGGTTGATGCCTCATAGTTTTCATTTGCATACCAGTAATCTGGTTTAAATGTATAAGTTAAACTCCCAGTTGTTACTACTCTATATGGGTCATCTGCTAAATGAATTACACCTTGAACTATACTATTTAATGTATATCCGGGTGATGTATCTGGAGTACCACTTAAATTTTCGTTTCTATTACTACCAGTATGGTATTCACCATTTATTACACGAAGGTCATATCCCTTCATATCTGTAATATCTATGGATTTTAATGAACGAGATACAAATGCATTATTACCAGAACCACCTGCTGAATGTAATTTTCCATTTTCTATTACAAATGATTTAAATGCACCATTTGCATCCGGTCTTACATATGTTGTATCCCAATAATCATCCGTTACATAAATTCTACCTTGTGCGGATTGTGATAATGATAATTTCATCCCACACCATTGAAAATAACCACCATTACCATCGGAACGAGAACAAGTTAAATCCATTTTAGCTGAACCACTATATCCCGTACAATCTGTCCAGTTTGTATCAAAACTACCCGTCATTAACTCTAATGGTTGTGTTGTAAATCTCCCATTAGAACCCAACGTTGCGTAGTATGTTTTAAAGTGTGTGGGGATTACATAATTACCAGCAGGTGCTAACACAGATTTAGATGCATCTGTATAAAATGTTGTACCCAATGTAAAAAAATTATCACTAGCATAAAGTATAGAGCCACTATTATCTAATCTAGGATTAGTAATCCTGTCTTTTGCTTGAATGTACGATGAATACCCCATAATATTAAACTCCTGTTAATGTATAGTATATACCAGGCCCAAATACTTCGGTGCAAGAAACATAAGCACCACTACTATCTATTGGGATTGTTACATGTACATCTATATTAGAACCAACAATTGAATTAGCTGCGCCACATATAAATGAACCCGTACAATTTTGCGTATAACACGCTGATATGTTAGTACCAGCATTATTTGTTGCAAAGTATGATATGGTTGAACCAGTTGTTAAAGTTACAACTCCCATATTTACATAAGTAGATGAAGATACAGCCGAACCAGATAAATATCCAGATGTAGTAGTTGCAAATATATCATTATTCGTATTCCAAAATATTTTAGGATTTGTATTAGTAGGTGATACACTACCACTAACTCTTGCGTAAAATGTAACGGTTTGTTGTGCGGATTGTACAGGAGAACTCAATGTAAATCCAAAGTTTGTATTACCCAATGGTGATTCAACAATTACTATTGAACCAGTTACCGTTGATAATTTATTAAAACTTGCACTTCCAGCTGCCGAACCTGATATTCCATTTATTTTACCACGTCTTTTTAGAGCTCTGTTATGAATAGTACTACCTCTAAATCCAGTATCAATTACATTAGAACCAGAGTATTGAACTATAAATCTATCAGGTAATTCACCCGAATCATAAGTAAGTGTAACTGCACCAAATGTTGTTCCTAAATCTACTGAATATGAATACGAACCAGTTACCCCACCTAAATATTTAACCTCCGCAACATCTGCTGCCAATGTAGTTAGAGAACCAGTTGCTGGTAAATTATATTGAGATGTATATGTATAAAAATCGTTTGGAGCATCTTCGTGATAATAATATGCTTCAGGTATTGGAAATGTTGTTCTATCAGGACCAGCCAATCCACCATACGCAGATGAAACAAATGCAAAACAAGAACACAATTCACCATAAGATGCACTATATAATACTAAATTTCCATTTATTATCATTTCAGCACCACGTGGTAAGAATGCATCTACACTTGATGAGTAAGCAGCTGCTACGGATGCATATCCAACACCCTGTTGTTGTTGGACCATCCACCATTTTTCGTGAAATCTTCTTGCTTTGAATGGTACATTTGGTCCTAATACAGACCAATAACCCAACACTAACCCATCATATAATCTACCACAATTTGCAGATGCGGATGTATCATTGTATCCACCAAACTCACCAATAGTTACTGGATATGTATCGTTTATATCCGGTGCTCCGGTTAGATTGACATTCTTATATACATCATTTTGAGCTGCAGTTAATGAAAACGAACTAGCTGTCAATGACATTTCTGTCCGTATGTCCCCTAATGATATTTTTGAACCTGATGATGGTAAAGGCATATATAAAAGTATTATTCAACTAATATAAATATCAGTCTAATACCTTTTTCAACATTTTAATTACCTCTGTGTATTCTATTGATTTAGAACATTCAAATTGTCTTTCAGTACCTTTGTGGTCTGGACACCAATTCCAATCCCCAGCGTCCAAACGATAGCGGTTAAAACAACCACTACATTTAGTTTGTGGTGCAGTTATTCTATATGTATCTAATCCAGTTTCTGCAAATCCTTCGGAGAATCCTGATATTAGTATGGTTGGTGTTTTGGTAGCCCAACTTACCCAACTCAATCCACTACCAATTCCTATGAATGCCTCACTCTTTTGTAGTTCTTCTATTACATTATCTATCGGTCCGTTTGGTAGTTGAGTAATTCCAGTTGGATGATTATTTCCCATATACCCATCACCCTCTCTACTTAAAAGAACAACTTTATATCCTTTATTATTTAACCAATCTACTACCTTTTGCCACCCACCATCGTTGTTCCAATACTTTGATTGAGCAGTTCCGTGTATTGCAATTGCTATTTGCTTTTCACGTTTGATTTCTGTGTTTAGTTTTAGTAAAGGTCTTACCTCTTTGTATTCTAATCCCAATATATCGGTTGCCGTTTTTTGTAAAGGATGTTGTTTGAAATCGGTTGGAACTTTTGCATTATCATATTCTGCGGATGTATCATCTTTATAGAACCAACCTATACGATACATAGCATATAAATTAGGTGCAGTTTCACCTGGCTCTATAAATTGTAATTGCGGGTATTGTTCTTTAAAAAACTGATTACTAAATGTAGATACAACTACATCACAATTCCATTTCTTACGGAACTCTTCTGCTATTGGAAACCAAGCTAATGTATCACCCAATGATTTAGACTCTAATGCAATATAAACTCGCTTACCAGTTGCATCATAATCGTGCTCATAAACTAATATATTATCCTTATATACTTCAATTTTCCAATTTACAAAATACTTTTTACCAGCTTTTGCCCAATGGCCATCTTTTAATTTAGTAGTAAATTCTAAACCATTTGTATCTTTGTTTATAAATTTAACTTCATATTCATCGGTTGTTGGTGATTTTACATCTAAATAAGGACCATCTACAAAATTTACCTCAAATGTAGGTTTTAATAAATTTGGTCTTTTAATTAAATTATTGTAAATCACTTTTTCTGGTTTTAATTCTTTTACTATATTTTGTAAATTTACTTTTTGATTATCACTTATATATGTTGCTATACTATCGTAGTAATTTTCGTAAGTGTGTAGTTTTTTAAGAAAAAGGGGTAATCTATATGATAATGCTTCTTTAACTGCTAATGGGTTTAGTTCCCACTTTGATGGAAAATAAAATAAATCAGCCCCTTTGTAGAACTTTTCAGTATCACTTTGCTCTCCCCATATTATACAATTATCAGGTTTGTTTTCCATCAACGGTCCCCAATAGAATTGGAAGTTACCAGCTTGATTTCCTACAAAATGAAACTTTACTTTATAGTTTTCTTCTTCACATAACCTTGCTAACTCAAATATATCACCCTGATTTTTACCATCTGTAAATAAACCAACGTGAAGAATGTGTTTGTATTCTTTATCAAATCCTACAATTTTCTTTGCTTCATCTTTATCACCATCCCAATACTCAATTGGATATTCCCAAATATCACAATCAATGTGAGTAAAGTATTTGGCAAATTTCTTTCTACTCCATTCACTTACTAATACGAATTTATCAGCCGTATAAAGTAAATCTTTTGGTTCTGTGTAAGATGAGTGAGTTGTTATTACTATGTTGTAATTTCTACCATTATCAAAAATCTCATTTAGATATTGTTTATCTACAAAGGTTTCTGGTATTTCTTGAAAGTGAATAATATGTGGTTGCTCTTTACGGATAATACCAACAACATCACTTTTATGCTCGCCAATAGTTATTACTTCACATAATTCCTTTATTTTGTTTCTTTGAACTACAAAATCCATAGATACACAATTATACTCTACAACAACTATTTCAAACTCATCCTTAAATGTTTGGATTTGCTTTAATAGGTATTGTGGCATACCACCCGTTGAAAGGTGAGGAACTATATATAATAACTTTTTCTTATCCATTTTGTAAATTTCGTATTACCTCATCAAAATATGGTAATTCTACTTGTATTTCATCGTTGTAATCTTTGCTAGTCAAACTCAATTCACCTAATGCTTTTAGATTATCTATAATGTATATTGGTCTTTTGTTTTTATCTCTGTTCCACCAATACAATAAATCATCTCCAAAGAATATGCGTAATCTTTCATCTATTTTTATATAGTTTTCTTTACGAATAAACATCATACAACCAAATCCTAAATACCTACATTCCGCTTCTTTAAATTCAAATACATCTACATTTGTATTAAACTCTGTACCTAAATTTTTATTCGAATCAAACCCAATTATTCCAAAATCTAAATTGTTTATTGCTTCTAAATTGTGTTTTATTGTTTGAAAGTTTATTTCTATATCATCATTTAATAAACAAACAATATTATTTTTAGCAAGTTCAACACCAATATTCCAAGCTTTATTTACAAATAAGTTTTCTTTTGGAATTAAAATTGTTAGTTCTGGGTCTAAATAGCAACCATGTGAATTATCAATTAAAATAAATTCAGCATTTGGAATGTTTGCTCGTTTGTAATCATCAATGATATTACATAATCGTTTTGCATCTTTCCACATTGTGGGTACTATAAAACTTATCATATTTTAAATGTTTTGTTTGCGTTATTCTCATCTGCACCAATTCTTGATACAACATCTATTGGATTATTTGGATTTTCTTTATAGCAATAATCATCCAATCCCAATTCTTCAAATCGTTTAGCAATTCTTTCGTTGTAGTGATACATAATGGTTCTTACTCTTCTTTGAATATCTGCTCTACTTAAATCATGTGTATTTCTACCAGTTGTATTATTATAGATAAACTGAATATAACACATTCTAGGTATTCGCATCATTAGTGTTCCCAAAAATGTTCTTACTAATAATTCATAATCATCTGCAATTGCTAAATCTCTGTTATGTCCACCAATTTGGAAATAGATTTCTCTTCTCCAAGCTCTAATATGATTTGGAACACCCACAATATGACGAATTGTTTTTGGATTTATGTTTGGTGCAATGCAAGAATCAAATTTCATCCCACCTACATTAACACTTTCATATTTACCATAACCAAATGCAAACCCATCAGGATAGTGTAGTGAAGTCCAATTCTCATCACATTCAGCATTATCGGTATAAAAGAAACCAATTTCCGGGTGAGTTTGTGATGCGGAAAAAAGATAATCAGTACAATCAGTAGTAAGGTAGTCATCGTGGTCTAATTCTGCTAATAAATATCCTCTACATAAACTTGCGGCTCTATATTTACTTTCACCAATTATACCGCCACTCTTTTCTCTAAAATCATATACCTTAACTCTTGCATCGTTTTTAGCAATTTCTTCTGCAATTTTAAGTGTTTTACCACCATCCGTTGAATCATTCACCAATACCCATTCCCAATTAGTATAAGTTTGGTTTTGTAAAGATTGATATGTTTTTAATAATTTTTCACCAGTATTATATATTGGAGTAAAATACGAAATCAATTGTGAAACATCGTTTTTTAAAATGTTTTCCATAGCACAATGATATGCATACTCACCGGTATTTCCATCAATGGCAGGAATAGTAATCCATTTATTACGAATTTGTAAGGGTTGATTTGCCAAATTAGGAAAATTTCTCCAATCGTCTGAAATGGTTACAATAGAATCTGGCTTTAACGATGCAATTGTTTTTTCAATATCTACATCATTTTGCAATTGTAATGTAATTAAACTATCATCTTCGTAATCACCTATTTTGTACGATTTTAGTTGTACTTGTTCTCCTTTATTTATAAGTAAAACTTTTGGAACTTTTGCAGTTGGTGTAGTTTCTAACTGATTGTAATAAGAAAGTTCTTTTGGAATGTAACTAAACCATTGTGGATTTTCTGCATAGATTTTATCTATTAAAATACCATCACCCGCGTAATCTCCTGTGAAACTATACTCATTAAATACACTATGGTGAAAAATTAGTTGGGCAATATCCACACCCTGATATTTCATATTTTCAGGTTTAGCTTCTCTTACATCTAAACCAGTAAAATCTTTACCATATACACTTTGATTTACTACAAATATTTTTTGTGTATTATTACTTGTTTCGATTGCTTTTACAACCTCTATAAAAAAATGGGGATGAACTATATTATCATCATCCACTACTACCACAAAACCATCATCAAATGTTTTTGCTAAATCACTTATTTGTGGATATAAATAATCCGTACCATTGCCAGTTACAAAATGTAGTTGGATTTTTGGATTATTTAATCTAGCTAATAGTTCAGCTGATATATCTTTTAATCTTGTAGTATCAAATAAAATATGCCATTTAACATCTCCGTTATAATTATCAAATATAGATACTCTTACTTTATCTAAATTATTTACTCTACTGCAACGTGTTATTATGTTAAATTTCATTATCTTAAACTAGCTTCAAATCTGGAATTATGTTCTTCTAAATCTTTAAAATCTTTTGTACTATCACAAAACTTACAAAAGGCTTCTCTTGGAAAAGTAAATCCATATTTACAATTTATAGCACAATTTGTTTCGTATCCACACCCGCGTATATCTTCAACTACTTTATCAAAATTATCATCATAATGCCAATGGTCACAATGTACCATAATACCATTTTTTAACCAAGCTGATTTTAGTTGCTTACCCAATGCTTCTGCTTGTATTTCAGCTTGTCCCCATTGTGTAGATGTTTTTAATTCTGTTGGATTTCCGCTTTCATCGTAAAATTCCTTTAATGGTAATATACCCAAATTGTAGTATGCTGAATTTTTTCGTATATGCGGATTATTGGTATAATCTCTTTCTTTTAAGAATACAAACTCATCGGTTACACTTTCTACATTTCTATCAACAACCCAATATGCAAATCCAAATTGCCTGTTATCAATATCATGTTGATATTTTCGTAATTGTATTTGTTCAATACCGTTGGCTTCCATCATTTCTAATGAACGATTTAACCACTCACTATCAAAACCAGCAATATTTTTGGGTAAAGTAATCCAATCTCCTTCTAAAAAAAGAGTATATTTGTAATCTCTACAATAATGATTTAATCTATTTATACCAGCACCAACTCCCATATTGATATTGGATTGAATTGGAATAATATCTACCTTATCTTTCCATTTAGTACGAAGAGTATCACATACATCAAATATGATTTCACTTTCACCATTTATAAAAATAAACCATTTTACAAACGGAATATTCGTATTTTCTAAAAATGTATTTATTGTAAGTTCTAACTGCGTATCACGTTTTACACCGTTATGAGTTAAAGTTACTATACAAAAATGTAGTTTATTCATATTATTTATAAGGAGAACCACCTACCCAAAGTACTAAACTTTTACGAGTTCCTTTTGTTACAGGTGTTACTCTATGTAATAAAAATGATGGGAATAAAACTGCTACTCCTTTTTGTTTTGGCATTGTTTGAAAATCACCATCGGACCACATTTCTAAATCACCACCTTCATACTCATTTGGGTCTGATAATTGAATTGTAATACTTATTTTTCTATGGTTTATTGAACCTGGTCCAATATCCGTGTGCCAACCATAGTGCCCACCACCCTCATAATATTCAGTATATTGTATTGAATCTATAATAGAATGCAAGTTAAATTTCCATATTGCATTATTTGCTTCTATTGATAAATCACGTATTCTATCATATACCCAAGCAGATTGACCATCATGATGCATCCATTTTATTTTGGATTTTCTATATTCAGTCTCATCACCTGCAATTGTACTTGCAGTTTCAAAACTATAACATTTTTGTAAATTATGTATCCATTCTAATTCCTGCGAATTAAATGCAGAATCAAATGAATAATAATTGGTTTGGTCTATTGTATTATCAATACCATATATTGGATATGATTCCATATTTTTTATTTAAAAGTGTTTCCACCAACCCACAATACTAAACTTTTACGAACTCCTTTAGTTACAGGTGTTATTCTGTGCATTAAATAACTTGGAAACATCACTACTGCTCCTTTTTGTTTTGGTGCTTTAATTGGTTCTTTACCACCTGCCCATATTTCTAAATCACCACCCTCGTAATCATCAGGGTCAGATAATTGAACTGTAATACTTATTTTACGATGATTTAGTGGGGCTGGTCCTACATCCAAATGCCAATCATACCCACCTCCTTCTTCACCATTATATTCCGTATATTGAATAGCATCTTTTACACATGATAAATCAAATTTCCAATAGTTAAAGTTTGCTTCTAATGCTTGTTGCATTAATTTATAATAAAGCCATTCGGTTTTATCTGCTTCAGGTGCCATCCATTTAATATTAGATTTTCTAATTGGATTTTCTTCTTTTTTACTATCATTAAATTCAATTTCACTTTGTGTAAGTGCTTCTTGAAAATCATATAATTTTGAAATGCGTAATACATTACGAATTTCTACATTACTAAAACCTTTTTCAAACCAATAATAATCTATTTGATTTAATTGATTGTTTTGTGGAAAAACTGGATAAAATTCTAACATAATTTATTATTTTGAGTAATTGAAATATTTATAAAACCATTGATATTTTTCATATATATAATTTGATGCATGTTCACCAATAACATCAATATAATCTTCTCTAGGTGGGGTAAAGTTTTTTCTTATTGTATGGTCCGCATATGGTCCATATACTTGGTCATTTTCGTGTGTAATTTGTTCAATATTATTAAAATCATGTTCATAGTAAGGTAGTTCTAAATATTCATATAATTCTTCCATTGCTTCTGTTGGAAATTTACAGAAATCTTCAAACTTTATAAAATGAATATGTTTATCATTTCCATCTATAATACATTGCCATAAATTTTCCAATGGCAAATCAAGCATTGGCTTTTGTGCCATATCATCAATTCTAGTAATAACAGAATTTCCTTTGGGGAATTTATAATCAGTTACATTAAAATCCTTTAATGGGTTTGCTCTATATTTTTTTTCCATAGATGAAAATATACTACGCAAATCCCTAACCATAACTACTATTTTTGGATTTGGGTCATAGGCATTAACAAAATTATATTCACCATGCCAACCTCTAAACTTATCTATTGCATATGGTTTATCTGTTAAACCGCTATAATACCCATTTATTCCATTCTTTAAAAAAGAACTGAATCCTGGTAATAATTCATCTTGATTTTGAGCTTGAAAGAGTATGTGATTTGTAAATAAATTTCTACATTCCAACATCATAGTAAACATACCAGATGTTGGAGATGGAAATATATCAGGATTTTGTCCCAACACATTTTGCAATAAAGTAGAACCACTTCTTGGAAAAGAAGCATTATAAAAAACTCTTTTTATCATTATAACTTTGATATATTATCTTACAAATATACCACTTTTTTATTTAATAACCAAATTATTTTATGGATTGTTTTCTTCCGTTGGATTTAAACTTTCATCAATTGGTGGATATTCACCTGGCTCTTCATATATCCATTTACGTCTTTTTTCGGCCCATATCCAATAATCATGTCCACCAACAGGTACTTCTGGTTTTGCATATTCGGGTTTTAATTCCCACTTAAATGTTGTTCTGTTTAATATCCAAGCTGGTTCGGTTGAGCCTTCAATAACCTCTTCTGGAGTAGCCATTCTTGGTTCTTTTGCATAAAACGCATCTGCTTCCGCATCATAGTAACCACCAATGGTTGCAAAGTTATATCGTAATGGTGCTTTGTATGAACCACTTTCTGGAGTAAAATATTGACCACCAAATGTATTATACGATGTCTGTATCCATAAAGAAGGTTCTCCATGTCTTCCAGAATCAATATCAGCTTGTTCTGCTCTAATTACATCTACTACTATACCGTCTTCTACTTTTGCAAAATGTCCCATATTATATTTTTACTTTTAATTTTATTATGTCCATCTAATAACAACTTTTCCATGACCACCATTTGCGGCACGTCTATCACCGGGTGTATTTGCCCATTTATTAACTGCCCCACCACCGGCTCCTCCGCCGCGGCCACCTTCACCATCTGATGCATTCTTTCCACCTGGATTATTTCCAGTACATCCTTGACCACCTCCACCATTTCCACCATATCCGGAGGCTCCATTATTATAGCCCGAACCTCCACCTCCTCCACCGGCTTGGTATCCAGTTGGACCTCCGTATGGGAAATATGAACCACCATTTCCACCTGGTCCTCCACCATCACCTTGTCTACCGTTACCAGAACTACCACGTCCTCCACCACCGCCTGAACCAGAGCCACCCCCGCCACCTGGCCCACCGGGGTTTCCTTGTGTTCCATTACCAGCTGCTCCACCATAGTTACCACGAGAACCTCCGCCACCTGAACCACCTTGTCCAGCTGCTCCCCAACCCCAAGTACCACCGCCACCACCAGTAGCTCCTACGTTTCCAATTGCCGAACCACCACCGTTTCCAGCAGTTCCATCTACACCACCACCTCCGCCACCAACGGTTACACTAACAGGTGATGCTATATAATAATTAGTTTCAACTACACCACCAGCTCCACCGCCTCCGCCTGTATTTGCATCATTTCCTCCGCCGCCGCCGCCACCAGCAATTACTAATGTACCAAAGGCCTTTCCACCACCAGTTAAAAATGTACCAGGTGAGTTCCACTCTGCAAAGTTATGTCCACCAGAGTTAAATGTATATGCACCTTGTGCGTTAGCAAAGAATGCTGAATATCCGTGAAATTCACTCATAGAGTCTGGAGAAGACCTTCCAATAGCAGCTGATAATGTTCGTAGTGAACTATTACTATTACTTCTAGATAACTCTGCGTTTATCTGTGAAATTGATATTGTTCCCGATGGTAATGCCATATTATATTACTTTATTTAACTATAAATATAAAACTTTTTTAATTTCTCTAAATGTTTCTCTCGGTTCACCATCTGTGCAAATTGAAATAAAGTCCTCTAATGGTTCTTCATAATTATCTACAAAGTATGTTTCCCTTCCTCTTTCTTTTGTAGTGTAAAGATATATTTCTTTTACATTACAATCTTTTTTTAATGCTTCACGAAGTTCTCTGTAAGGTGCTACCATTGATATGATTACACCTTTATTTTCAGAGTCCAAATATCGAACTATATCAAATGATTTTTCAATATTTTTTAATCTTCCTTCTTTTGTATAATCGGTATTTGGAAATAACTTTCGCATCGTATCACCATCTATATGAAACATATGGTTTCCAAGATACATTTGTAACATTTTTGCTAATGTAGTTTTTCCACTACCCGGCTGTCCTATGAATAAATAAATCATAACTCTATAATTTTAATTATAAACATAAAGTTACGATTTATTTTTCACAATTCCAAATTATTTATTCTTTAATTCGTCTAATTCAGCTTTCAATTCTTTGATTGCTTCTATAATAAGTGGAACAATCTTTTCGTATTTAACCGTTAAGTAGTTCTCACCTGATTTAGATATAATTTCACCACTTTCTAATACTAATCTATCTATTGGTGCTAATACTACTACCTCTGGTAATACTTCTTGTACCTCTTGTGCCGATACTCCGACTTGTTGCTCATCTGTTGTATAACCCAATGATTTAGCCACATCACTATTTGTGTAGTGGAAACCATTTAATTGTTGTACTTTTGATAATGCGTTTTCAATATTACCAATTCTTACTTTCAATCTATCGTCAGATGAATATGCCGTAATATCACCAGTTGCAGTAATTGCTCCTTGTACTGCTATACCTCCGGTGAATGTACCACCACCAAATGGGTTTCCAGTTGGACCAGTTGGTCCAGTTGGTCCAGTTCCACCATTTGGTCCAGTTGGTCCTTGTCTACCTTGTGGACCAGTTGGTCCAGTTCCACCAGTTGGTCCAGTTCCACCAGTTGGTCCTTGATTACCTTGCGGTCCAGTTCCACCAGTTGGTCCAGTTCCACCAGTTGGTCCTTGATTACCTTGCGGTCCAGTTCCACCAGTTGGTCCTTGATTACCTTGTGGTCCGTTTGCTCCATTAGAACCATTTGGTCCTTGATTTCCTTGTGCTCCGGCCGTACCTGATGTAGCTGCACTATATGATGTTCCGTTTATAGTTAAATCACCAACTACACCAATTGAACCAGTTACTCCAAGAGAGCCAGTTATTTGAGTTGCTGATACTATTGTTACTAATGTACCATTATCTGTAATGTTTGAGTTAGCAACGTGCTCTCTACCACCACCTTTTAATAATTTGTTAGTTGTAGGGTATGTTTCATTACCTAAATCGTTATATGTTTCTGGTCCTACCAAAAATACAGATGATGTTACAGTAGTACCATCTCCTCTGTGTACAAATATAAATTCATCTAAAACTGAATCATAAAGGAATGAACCAGAACCACCCGTTGAACCACTATCTACTGAAACTACACCTGAAAATCTAACTGCTGGTGTATCAGTATTTAATATTACTGTGTTTGTCCCAATACTTACTGCCGAAGCGGTAATGTTTTGTACCGATGATGAACCTTGTACAACTAAATTAGCACTAACAAAAAGTGAACCAGTAATTACTTGTGTTCCAGTAAATATATTATCACCACTTAATTTAGCGTAAGTTGTTACTGCACTACCACTATATGCAGATGCTGATGCAAATGCTCCAGCTGCTGCTTGCGTAGCAGTTGTGATATTATCAGTTTGAGTATTGTTTGTTGTTGCTAAACTTGCTGATAAACCAACTTGAGAAGCTAAACTAGCACTAAATGATGTTGCTGCTGAACCACTATATGCAGATGCTGATGCAAATGCTCCAGCTGCTGAAGCAGAGTTGGTAGTGATGTTACCAATATTTGTGTTTATCGTTGTATAGAAACTACCACTATAAGCAGATGCAGAAGCGAATGCTCCAGCTGCTGAAGCAGAGTTGGTAGTAATATTGGTATTGGCCGATTGTGTGTAAGAGTTGAATGAACCAGTAGTTGTATAGATTTCCGCTACACCAGCTGATGATGAATTTGCTACTTGTTGAGTAACAGTTCCATTATTATCTACCACATTGATTGAACCGGTTGTGATTTGGATATTACCAATTTGGATACCACCACCTGCAATACCAGTAATTGTAGTTACTACTTGGTTATTACCCGGATTAACCATTTTGATTGAACCAGTAGAAATGTAAAGGTCTCTCCACATTTTTGCTGCACTACCCAAATCAAATGTATTATCATTTGAAGGGATAAGAGATGAACTTAAACTAGCTACAACATTTACACTGTCGGATGTATTATCACCAATTGTAATGTTTCCACCTAATGTTAAATTACCACCAATTTTTGCGTTTCCAGTAATATCTAATCCTGAACCTGAAATAGGTCCAAAATTTCCAGTACTTCCAGTTCCTCCTGCTGATAATACGATGTCTCCATTTGGACCACCAATTACTAAAGTTCCTAGTGTGGAGTTTACGAATGGTTCTCCGAATTGGAGTGAACCTGATTGTTGTGCGGTTGTACCGCGTCTAAATTTAAGTGCCATTTAGTTTACCTTTTTTTTAGTTATGTACGCTTATAAATATAAAGTTTTTTTTTATTAAACATTAAAATCCAAATCTCCGCTATTATTTATATATTTAGCAAGATGCATATAGTTGGCAGTGATACTACCAGTTGTTATATTCATTGTATCTGCACTCATAGATAAATAAGTTGTACTTGCAATTATTACTTGCATCGAGTCTGTTTGTGCAACTACTTGAGTATTTGATGATATATCTTCTATAAAACCAACTTGCCCAGCTACTGATGGTTCTAAATTAAAATCAAATGTATTATTACCACCTGCAGATGCACTAACTATTCTAGCATCTAGTGATGAACTGAAATCGGTTAGATTACCAACTCCGGTAAATGTTGATGCAGATACTGAACCAGTTACATTTATAGAACCTGTAAATTGGTGTGTATCATCTTGTGTATCACCAAACTTTGTTGAACCTGATTGAAATATTACAGATGATGAAACTACCGATATATTGAATTGTCTTGCATTAATTGCTCCTAATACCGTCAATTCATCCGTTACTAATTGAGAGCCACTAATGATGGTTGTTCCGTGATTGACGGTAAGAGTATCATTAACTTTTAGTGATGAGAATGAACCAGTCCCATTTAGAGTTAGGGAGCCAGTAATTGTTGAATTTGTTGTTAGTATTTCTTGTATTGACTCAACGGAACCTGAACGTTTGAAGAATACTTTACCATCGTAAGTATTGATTGCTACCTCTCCCAAGTTCAAAGAACCTGTATCCGGTACTTTTCCAGCTAAACCGGAACGCTTTAGTATAATGTTTTGAGCCATATGTATGGAACGTATTGGTGTTATTTAACAAGAAATATGTAGTATATACTACCTATATAAATATATAATAAAAAAATAAAACCCTCCAAAATTTGGAAGGTCCTATCTCACTTTACCTTTTAATAAATTATTTTTTAGAATGTTCCAGCATCTATACCCTCTTCTAATGCTTGCAATCTACTTGCTACTGAACCAGAGTATGCCAATACATCACCAATACCATATAATGAGCCACTAAAACCATAAGTATCTGTTAGTTCTGCGAACTTTGTACCATTTTTTCTAAACTCAATTGATGCAGTAGTTGGTGTAATATTATATATTGTACTACCACTATTTTCTAAATAACCAACATAACCCGCCGTTGGGTCTGTGTTGAAGTCATAATTGTTAGCTGCTGATATAACAACATTTGTTAATTTACTACCATCTCCAACGAATGCTGAAGCGGTAACAGAACCACCAAAATCTATATCACCTAGACCAACTATATCACCATTTACATAGATACTACCTGTTACATCCAAATCTTGTCTTACAACAAGCTCACTAAATGAACCAGTACCTATTATGTTTATATTACCAACAGTATCACTATTAGTAACAACTAACTGCTCTATGCTTTCAGCCGAGCCTGATTTATGAATATACGCTTTACCATCGTAGGTGTTTAATCCAATCTCACCAACAAAAAGTGTTGATGTAGTTGGTAAACTGCCTGATACGGCGGAGCGTCTTTGTAATATTTTTTGATTTGGTACAGCCATTTTATTTTTTATTTTATCAGTTCATTTATTTACTAAAAATAACCCCCCATTTCTGGGAGGTTATTTGTTATTAGAATGAACCACCATCTATGGTATTACTCATTACGAAATCAGTACCATTCCATTGTGCTATATCACCAGCCGTTGTAGGTGCTGCTATAAACTCAATGTTATCAGTTAAACCTCTAAATGCTAATCGTTTAGTTGAAGCACCTCCCGGTACATTTAGTGAAGCTGTTACACTACTGAATGATACATTGTTTGCCGTACCAACTCCTTGTATTGAACCACTACCTTCTAATGTATCTAGTCTACTATCTACTGAAGAAGATAAAGCGGTTACACTTGCTGCACTTGCGGAGAATGATGTTGCTACCGAAGAACTAAATGTACCAGTTACACTTGCTACCGAAGAACTTAATTGTGCTATTTGGTATGCACTAGAACTAAATGAAGTTGAAATTGCGGTGTCAAAAGTTGCGTAACCAAATGTTCCACTTAATGCAGTTTGGATTGAAGATGTAAATACATTATCACCAGTTGCTAAAAGAACTTTATATTCACTATCTTTTACACCAGCTTTCCAGTAATCATTAGTTGAATCCCAAATTAAAGAACCAGTTGCCAAATTAGGTGATGTTACATCTTTAACATATAAACCACCATTAGATGCACCCGAACCATTTAATTCGATAATATTATCACCTAATTCAATTGTAGTTGAATTAACCGAAGTTGTTGTACCTCTTACTAATAAATCACCTTGAATTGTTACAGATGAACCAGTTAGTTCAATTGCGGTTTTTAAAGATGATGAATATGTTTCTAATGCACCAATTCTATCAGTTTGTGCGTTATCCGTAGTTGCAATTGAAGCACTTAATGCGGTTTGTGAAGCTAAACTTGCAGAGAATGAAGTAGCTGCCGATGCACTATTAGCCGTTGCAGTTGCTGCACTTGCACTAAATTGAGTGTAAGCAGAGCCAGATAAGGTATTGAAATCCGATGCTGCTGATGCACTATTAGCAGTTGCAGTAAATGCACTTGCAGAGAATTGAGTATAAATTGAACCACTAAACTCACCAGTTGTACTTGCTACCGATGCAGATACTGCAGTAATACTAGCGTTACTTGCAGAGATTGAAGTAGCCGCACTCGCAGAGTTTGCAGTTGCAGTAAATACACTTGCAGAGAATTGTGTATAAGCCGAACCAGATAATGTATTAAAATCCGTAGCCGCACTTGCAGAGTTTATAGTTGCAGTAAATGCACTTGCAGAGAACGATGTTGCTGCCGATGAACTATTTGCAGTTGCAGTAGCTGCACTTGCAGAGAATTGTGTATAAGTAGAACCACTTAATGTGTTAAAGTCAGATGCCGCACTTGCAGAGTTTGCAGTTATTGTAGCTAAACTTGCAGAGAACGATGTTGCTGAACTTGCTGAATTAGCCGTTACACTTGCCGCACTTGCAGAGAATTGTGTATAAGCCGAACCAGATAATGTATTAAAATCAGATGCTACACTTGCAGATAGAGCCGTTTGAGAAGCTAAACTTGCAGAGAATGAAGTTGCTGCCGATGCAGAGTTTGCAGTATATCCAGCAACACTTGCACTAATTCTTGTATCAAACGATGCAGAATCTATGTAGTATGATTGTGTAAATGCTAAATAAGAACCAGAAATAGTTTCCAAATTAGAAACTCTTGTTCCTAATGAACCACCACCACCGATTGAACTTTCAATTGTATCTAATCTAGTATCAACCGATGTAGAGTATGCAGTTACATTACCTAAACCAGTTATTGTAGATGAACTAATGTTACCACTTACATCCAAATCACCAGTTAAAGTAATTTTACCTGCTGATTGGCTCATTATTGAATCACCAATATGGTCATCACCCGTTGCAACCATTATTCTACCAGGAGTCAAATGAACTTCATCACCCAAAGAACCAGAGTTTTTTGGACCAGAAATTAACATTGCACTCATATTGGCTTCATCACCTACATTTGGATGTTGGTAAATCCAATGATTATTTAATGAATCCCAAAATAATGAACCAGATACACCTGCATTAGAACCAGAATCTTGTACACTTATACCACCAAATCTAACGGCAGGAGTTGCGTTGTTTAATACAATTGTATTATCACCAATATCTAAAACCGATGCAGTTACATTAAATAGTGATGAAGAACCATAAACAATTAAATCGTTTGTGATGTACATCGAACCAGTAATGACCTGATTTCCTTGGAATATGTTTGAACCAGTAGTTGCTAATCTTGTATCGTTAAATTCAAGTGCATCTAATCTAGTATCTACCGAAGTTGATAATGCTAATACCGATGCTGCCGATGCGGAGAATGAAGTTGCTACTGAAGAACTAAAGTTACCCGTTACACTAGCTACCGAAGAAGATAATGCAGTTACTTCTGCTGCACTTGCACTAAATCTAGTATCTACTGATTGTGAGAACAAAGTTACATTACCAATACCACTTATTGTTGATGCACTAATGTTACCACTAGCACTTAAACTACCAGTAAAATCAATTCCATTTACAGCAGTAATTGTTACCGTTCCTGCACTATCATTTATTGCTACATAGTTAGTATCATCACCTAAAAAGGTTAATCCACCCGTAGCTTTAATATGAACATCCGTAGCTGCAGTATTATAAATTTCAAGTTGTCTTGCATCACCAACATTAGGTTGTAAGAAAATTGAACCAGTACCTTGTATTGGACCGGTAACAAGTAATGAACCTGTTATAGTTTGGTCACCATTAAATCTATTTGAACCAGTTGTTGCGTATGAACCAGTTAAGGCTTCTAAATTACCAACACGAGTTGCAATTGAACCGCCACCGCCTAAAGAAGCTTCAACCGAACCTAATCTACTATCAACTGATTGTGAGAATGGTTGGATGTTACCTACTAAATTGATTGCTTCGTTTCCATCACTACCTAATAAGAATAAGGTAGAACTACCACTTGCGTAGTAAGGAACTCCTTTAAGCATTCCATTGTAAGTAGATGCAGAAAAGATATTAGGGTTAGATGAACCCATCAAGAATCTGTTGGTAGCTTGTACCGAACCTGATTCAGGAACAATGAACGACAATGCCGTTCCGTTGGTTGTGGTTAGGTTAGCGGAGCCAGTAGCTAATACTATCTCACCTTTTTGTAGTGAGCCAGTTACCTCACTTAATTTTTCTAGACTACCACGTCTGTGTTTGATTATTTGTGCCATTTGTTTGAGTTATTCCCCTTTTGTTTTTTATCTTTATATAAATATACCAAAACCTTTTAATCAACTGTTTTTTTTTGTATTATATTTTTACCACTCACCCTGGTCTATCACATTACTTTGTGGTTGGTTATTTACAAATGGGTCAGCAGGTGCAATAGAACCCGTCTGTCCACTTATCCATAGTTGTGCAGGCACTGAAGTATCTAATTCTAAATTTAAAGAACCAGTTAAATTTGTAGCATCTACTACCGCAACTGCTCCACTTATAATTAGTGAATAACTATCCGCATCTGTTGGTACGATTGTTAAACCTTCCATCGTAACATTTTTTAATGTCATCCCATCTACGGTTTCGTAAATAGCATTTGCTAAATCAGTTCCAACCAATGAAGCTGATAATAGTGCATCTGCGTTTTCTAATTGTTTTAATGCTATAAATGTTGCCATATCCTATATTATATTCTTAAATGCTCCACAAATTAAAAAACTATCCTCATTCAAATTATCAGGAATTGTTGTTTTTTGCATTGTAAAAACTATGTTTCCTATATTATTAAATGAAACTATATAATCGGGTACATCCAATCTAATTCCGTTTATATAAATATCAAAATCTTTACTAGTTAAACTATCGTATCCCTGCATTGGTGCATATGATGTTATAGTTGCTACATAATATGTTGGATATTCTATTAAAAGATTTGGATTTAGTTTAACATCACTTGCTATATAATCAAACATATCCAATTTGTAATCCAACACCTTATCTAAATAATTTGGTTGAATTGTTTTAATTGGTGCTGATTTTGTTTTTGATGGAGTTGGTAATGTTTTTTCAGCCAATATAGAACCGGTCATATCATTCAAAACTAAATTGGACAGAGTTTCCATCTTATCTAAAAATAGATTTTTTCTATTAGATATTGCCGATATATTTGGTCTATTTTTCATTAGTGTGGTATATGTTTGAACATTCCAGTTACTCTTATATCATCCGTTGCATCTAATGTATATGGAAAGTTTGCTTTAATAAACTTCACTAATACTGAATTACCTTCATTATTTTCCAAAATGTAATCCATTGGTAGAATTGTTTGTCCGTTTACATCTATTCTTTCTTTTTCTTGCACCGAAGTTAAAGTTCCCATTAAACTATTGGGAGCTAAAATAAATCCTTCAATTATGAATATAAAATAAGTTGGATTACTTAAATCATATACATCTACTTTATGTGTGCTAGTAGTAACAAATGGTTTTACTAGCTTTTGGAAATTGCTCATATTAAACTATTATTTTACCAACAATAGAAACCTCATCCGTTAAAGGATTTAATCCACCGGCAAAAATTGAACTATCAAAATTAACAACATAGTTGTTTCCAACTTGTAATGATGTAGGCCAATATGCTTTTGAATACTTTACACCATTTATATAAACTTTAATACCATCCGTTGCCGTTACTGAAAGTTCTGCTGGTGGTGTTACTAATTTTGTATTACTAAATGTAATTTGGTATGTTCCCGTAATTACACCAATTTTACTATTATATAAGTTGATATAATCAAATAGTATTTTATTATCGTTGTAATCATTCATTGTAATTCCAGCAGTTAAAGCATCTCCTGCTGATTTGTTTATATCAGTTTCTAATGTAGTAACAACTGCTCTCGTTGATATTGATTTTTTGATTGTACTTTCGTTGTTTGCAGATTCAGGTAAAAGATATGCATAAGTTGTTAGTGAAAAATTACTACGAACCAATCTTTCTTGATTATCTGTAACTTCAGTTACACCTTCAAACCCATCTATTGTAGTTCTAAACTTAAAGCCATCACGTTCTCCCCAATACTCTTGACTAGCCCATTGGAATTGTTCAACTATACTATTCATATGCTCTGTATAGTTTGTCCAAATCATAATATCATATGTAACATTTACATAATCAGGCATCGTAATATCAATGATTTCTTTTCTAGGTTTGAAATTGTTTAACAAAGAAAACTTATCATATCTATTTTTATTGGAATATCCAACGTAAGATTGATAATGTAATTGACGATTGGGCATTGCCATCGTTTCATTTGGGGTTTGGCCGGTACGTTTGAACATAACCAATGGTAATTGTATCTTACCCCTTTGGTCTCTATATACACCATCTATTTGTGCCGATTTCCATCTTTCAGCATTTCCGTAGATTACTGGAACTGTTATTTCTTTACCATCCAATTTTAATTTTGGAACAATAATATCTCTCATATACGAAAAGATTGCCTCATCCACATCGTATATACTAATACCACGTTTGTATGTAATACCTTCTCTCGGCATTTGCTCTGCACGATTGATTGGTTTTTGTAGTGGATTATTTGTTGCCATATTATTCTACTCTTGGTTTAATATTCAATTGTGATAATCTAGTCAAACGAGTTGTACATTCAATACCAAAATTGTTTTCCGATTGCATACCTACCAATTGTGATTGATTGGTATTTGTAATTTCATAAAAACTATCATTGAAATAAAAGAAATCACCAACTTCTGGTAATATATCTTTGACAATACAAGTGTCTTGATTTACTCTTACAATTACTTCTTGTTCTGTATCTTGTCCAAATCCATCATATTGTTGAGTTTCATCACCGTATTGTAAAACTGCAAATACAGATACACCATCATAGTACGATTTGTCTAATGACTCACCATATAGATTTACTTTTGTTTCACCCACTATAAGTTTATAAAAGAACACTTGAGTTTGGATTACAGAATCCACAAGCTCTCTACTTATATTTTGGAAAAAATTGTAATCTCTTGTACCTATAAAACGTGGCATACTATTATCCTATATAAAATGGCATTGGTATTTTATTCAACATCTTTTGTACATTATCTGCTTCTTGCATTCTGTATTCCATTTGTTTTGGTCTACTCAATTCTTCCAAATTCTGTCTCAATTGCTCGTACAATCTATCTTTATCGTTTTGTGCTTCTGCTCTCAATGCTGCACCATCCAATGAAACCTCACCCTCTGGAATTGGAATAGTTGCGTATTTCTCTCTAATAGCACCTAATAGTTCCTTTGCTAATGCTAATGTATATTTCCAAATCCATTGCTTACCAACTGAATTGATTGTTCTATATGGAATAAAATCGTAATTTACATTTGAGTAAGATGATACTGCACCTGCTTTCTTTTGAATTGCATTTTCATCTCTATCATCCACTACAATATATTCAAACCACATTTGCGCCGGTGTTTTATCCGTAGGAGCAGGAAAAATGTGTAGTTCATTATTTACTATGTTAAATGTATATGCACTTCTACGAACCTGGTCATTAAATTCAATTGCCTGAATACGAAGTAAATCTTCATATATTGGCATCATTACAAATTGTGCCGCTGGTGAGAATGAACTAAATCCAAATTCATCCATAAGGTTTAGAGTACCTTTTGCAGAAACTGCATATGGGTCAAAGAAACGAGAGATTGCGGGTGTGTTTTCATAAAACACCTTTTTAATTTCAATTCTTTTTCCACTTTCACTTACATCTGCCCATAGGTGGTTCAAATCATATTTACTTACACCAATTTGAGTTTGGAATGAACCTGATTTTTGTGATGTATAACCACCAACTTCTGCTTCTTGTCCATAAGAATTTGCAATACGGATTAAAGAACCGATATTAGTTCCCTCTACATATGTGTTTGTAAAGTTAGAACCAGTAGATTGCCCCATCAAATTAGATAGGTTATTACGGATGTTGAATTGATTTACTTGTGCAGAGTATTCACTAATTGATTCCTCAAAACAAGCATATATGTTTACGGGTAGTAATTCAATGTTTTGAATTGGATAACCTAATCGTTTTGCAACCCAATCGCCCACACGAGGTCCGTCTGCTTGGAAGTTTATATCTGTATCATAAATTCCGAAAGGAGTTGAACCGGAGATTGCAGAACCACTTCCCGGCCAGTTTATACTAGTTACTAAATCTGCTGCCATAATTTGTTGTTATATACCTAATATAAATATACGATTTCTAAAATAGGATATAACAAAAAAACTACCCACAAAGTGAGTAGTCTTTAACACAATCAAAATGAAAAATCAAAAAAAGAAACCTAATCTATATTTTTACAAACCTTGCTCCCTTCGAAGTTGTTGGTTGTCATATTCAGCTTCCGAATACTCTACCACTTTTAAGTAAGGGTCAAACTTTGTTTCGTAGTAACCATTTAGGTTAGCAATTGAAATCATTGTATCAATGAATGACTTACGAACATAAGTCATATCAGATGAACCAAAACCCTGGTCTTCAGGCCAATCAGAGTAATCTTCAGCTACCTCATTTAATGCATCGTAAACTGCATCCATATAGGTAATAACTCTATTAGTAAAACGTCCCTCAACAGGAAAAGTATTTTTAATAGTATCAAACCCCTCGATTAAAGAAGCGGTGGCTAAAACTGAATTAAGATTAAATGGAAGACTCATAGTAGATATATTTAAAATGTTTAACTCTTATTACTCTATAAAGGTAAGCATAATAAATGGGAAAGTCAAGTCTTTCCCAAATTATTTTTTAAATATTTTGTAATGCTTTTTGAATAACATTTTCAGTATAAGAATAACCTCTCAACTTCTCAATCGCTTTCTCCAAAGTTAATACTCCCCATACATACTCACCGGCCATCATAGCTTTCAAGCTACGTTTTGCTTCTGGCCAAGTACCATAGGGTGCTTTACCATTGAAACTCACATACTTTGCACCAAACTCTAATTCAGTTCCGTTATCAGTCTTACCATTATCTCCGTATTCGTAGATGTCATGCATCCCGTCATAATGTCCACCTTTGAACATATTACAGAACGAAGCGATTTCACGATAATCATCAGTACCATATTCTAACTCCGAACCATCAGCGTAACAAGCATAAAGGTCAGATGAACAACCATTAGCAAAGGTTTCTGATTTACCCCATACTAACATATTAGGATATTTAACTTTCATCCATTGTTTGAACATCAAAGGAACTTCTTTTCGTCCAATAGAAATAACTGGATTAAGTAACGCAACTCCTGAATAAGAGTGAGTACGAAGACAATTTACAGGTAACTCAAAACGGATACCCAAGTAATCAAATTTCGTTGTATTTTTCATAATTTTATGTTTAATGTTTAACCCTCATTGGTTTAATAAAGGTACAAAGAATAATTGAGAATGTCAAGCTTTTAGCAAAATATTTTTCAATTATTTTCATCTTTTTTTGCAATAATTTCCAAGTCACCTTGAACCATTACTTTCCTTCCATACACATCATCAAATACAATACCACGACCATAAACTCTAAATGAATTTGCATAATATCGTTTTCCATTTTCCGATGTAATTTCATACTTTGCTTTATCCGTTTTACCAGGTATTGCAAATGCAAGTGCCGCTGCCATTGACATAATCACCAATGCTCCAAAAATTGCTAATCCGCTTTTAAATGTTGCCATCTTTATCAAAATTTTTAAAATCGTTAATTAAATAAACCAAACCACCAACAAATAGTGATGCTAATAAGACGAGATATACCCCATCTACTACATAATCCATTGTTTTATAAATGTATCCTAACATAGTTTTATTATTTTAAGTTTAAAAGAAAAATGCATTCCATACACACTCAACAGGCCTTTGATACCTCTCACCAGCTCTATGGTTATGTTGGGCAGAGAATGAATGAGATGGATAAATGGATTTAACTACCTCCATTGTACACGTCCCAGCGTACTCATTAATACCTATCAGTTTTGCTCGTAAGGTTGGAGAGAAGTTCTCTGGTGTATCCTCACCTATTACCTTAACTAAATCCGTAATCTTACTATCTGAATATTTCATAGTTTTATTATTTAAAAGATTTTAAGTTCATTATAAGAAATGCGTTGGTTTTTTTGTAAACCGATTCGGCAACTAAATTGTTGGCAAACATAACATCATTTTTTGTGATAGTATTTATGATGTGGGATTTACTTAAAAAATCAAAACCACCGGTCAATGCCGCAATGTAAAAATGAAAATCTGTGAATCGTTTCATATTGAATTATTTATGTTTAACTGATGTTTAGTAAAGGTAAGCAAAATAAATGAGAAAGTCAAGTCTTTTCTTAATTATTTTACAAACTATGTCCTAATTTATTATGTATGGAAACCATATGTTTGCAAGGTGTGTATCTACGGAAACTTCTTGCTTCACAATTACAATCTACAATTTTCCAATCTTCAACTGAAACTTTGTAGTATTTTAACTTTTGGGTCTTTTTATCTCTACTACCCATTTCTTTGTAAAACCACTTCATATCTTTGTTGTTTAGTAACCTAACATTTTTAAAACTCGCAATCCAAACCAAATAAAATCTAAAATTTTCATATCTTTAACTCTTATTACATAGTAAAGGTAAGTAAAAATAATGAGAATGTCAAGTCTTTTCTTAATTATTTTTTAGACATAAAAAAACCCACCGAAGTGGGTTTAGATATTTTTGTAAATTTATATTATTCCAAAATAATCATTGCACCTGATGAAATTGTTAAATATATCGGGTAGCAAGGAAATATTTGATGATTATCAATTGATGTTAAATTTATAACACCACCACCTGCTAATGCTACACTACCACTTGGGTTTCCTTCACCTCGCATAACTCCCCAAACATTTGGATATGCCGTTCCTTTTCCTAATGCAACCGAACCACTTACGGTTGATACTTTATATGCTCTATATTCTGCCATTTTATTTTTATTTATAATTTTAATGAACTATTGCTAAAAAATCACTTGCAGTATAGATATAAATATCACCTGCTACTAACCCGCCTGCTAATGCAGCTGCATTATTAGCATATGTTGGGATATTTGCAATGTTTAAACGATTTGCACCATTCGAACCAATTACAGGTGTATTAGAACCACTTGCAAATTTAATATATCCAGTTGCTGCATTTTGTACACCTGATACTTGCATTGTATTTGAACGATTTACATCACCAATCCAAGCATCATCACCAACTTTAAAGTTTTGTCCACCACCATTGTTGGTTGCGAAGAATTTATCTTGTGTAGAATAACTACCACTTACACCAATCGAACCACTTAATGCGGCTATTGATGCGCTTAAAGATGTAATATCAGCATCGGTTGCTAATCCAGCCACATCCAATGGTGATTGGATTGCTTCTACTGTTGAATATGCAAATTGAAATCCATCTTCCGTTACTACCATCACTTTGGTACTACCACTCGGTGCTATAATATCTAAATCGTATGCTCTATGTAATGAGTTTGCCATTTTAATCCTATTGTTTTTATATTATATAAATATATAGTTTTCATATAAACAAAAAAAAGAGAGGATTTCTCCTCTCTCTTTTCACTTTACTTTTGATTGTTGGATTAGATATTAGCCAAACCTTCAACCAATACTTTACCGTAAAATTCTGGACGAACCAATTTTTTAGCGTAACGAGTCATAACACCTCTACGTGGAGTGAAGTTATCTGGGTCGTACACCAATGGAGTCAAGATTAAAGGTACATATGGAGCATAAACCGCACCAGTCTCAAGGAAGTTATTTCCTTTGTAACCCAATAAGATTTCGTTAGAAGTCATGTAAGGGTTTTTGTAAACTGTGTAACGATTAGCCAAAGAACCAACTTGAGTTACACCAGCTGCGAATTGTTTAGCATCTTTATCAGCGTTTACAGAGAAAGCTGGGATTGATTCTAAAATAGTACAAACGTCTGGAGAAGCAACGATAAAGTTAGCTCCACCACGCATTGTCAATTGGTGAATCTTGTTAGATACTTTGTTTAATTTAGTTCCTAAAGTCTGGAACCAAGTGTTTTTAGTGTAAGCACTTGCGTTAGATGAATCTGCATCAATTGCAAATTCTGAACCATTCCACTCATTACCAATCTTTGTAGACCAGTATTCAGTAGTTAATGCGTTTCCTTTCAATAAATCCAAGATTTCCAAGTCAATCTCTAATGAGATATATTCAGATAACATAGCAGTCAATTCAGCTTCTGCATCAATTGAGTGGTAAGCGTTCAAATCTTGTGCCAATTCTGGAGTCCAAACTGCTTTCAACTTACGAGTTTTAGCAACGATTGCCTCTGATTTCAATTCTAAATCTACTTGAGGAATGTTCAAGTTAGTTCCACCTGATGGGTTGTTGATAGGGTCTCTATCTTCGAAATCACCACGAGATGTTGCAGTTGGCTGTACAGAATATACTAAACCAATAGTTGCAGCAGTTGAACCTGAAGCCAATACTGATGAACTTACGATTAATGATACAGTACCATTAGAAGAGTAAGTAGTCAATGCTGGGTAGTAAGTGTTGATTGAACCAGAAGTTCCACCTTGTAATGAACCAGATACATAGAATGAACGTACTGCGTTAGTGTCAGCAGATAATGCTGCAACTGAAGCAGATGTTAAAGTAATTTTGTACAAGTTACCAGCAGCAACTGAAGCCGATAAAGATGAATCAAAATTGATGTCAGATAAAGCAGTAACTTTAGCTGCAGTAGCGAAAGATACGATAGCAGAATTATCATTTACTGAATATGCATAACGTCCTTCACCGTAAAGACCATTTTGAGCTACGTTAGTTGAACCTAACTTCGCTGCAGATGTTCCACCATATAATGATGTGCTAGATGCATCACCATATCCTTTTCCAGTTGTACCATATTTGAAATCCATGTAGAAAATCAAACCTGATGGTAAGTTCATTGGTTGTACCGAAACAAATTCCTTTGCTGCGATTTCACCGAATATACGGCGAACCAATGGTAAAGCTACACCAGACCATTCTTCAGAACCACCTGAAAAACCTGTCTTTGTAGTCTCATCTAATAATTGTTTTGCTTGGTTTTCTAAAATTACAGCCATTCCGTGCTCTTCAGTTGCACCAGTTAAGCCTTCTAATAAACCAGTTTTTTCCCACTTGTTTTTCAACCCGCGAGTTTGCTCAAGCATAACCGCAGTTGGGTTTTTGCCTTCCATTAATTTGTTTAAATTAAATTGTGCCATTTGTTTTGTTCCTTATTTGTTATTTAATTAATCCTGCTAATTGTTTAAATCTATCAGAGTAAGCAGAATTTTCGCTGATGATTTGTTTTTTTACACCTGTACTCTTTTGTGGTTTAGAAGCTCCTTCAGTAATTCTCTTTACAGATTGTACTTTCTTAACACTTCCACCCATCTTCATAGATTCGGCGATTGTTGAGTAAACCAATTTCACTTCACGAATTGTTCCAGTTCTATCGAATGAATCAATAACTTTTGTTTTTTGTTCGTTAGTCAAATTGTATCCTCTAAATAATTTGTTAGAATATAAAAGTTTAGCGTTCAATAAGTTAATCTCATTGATTGTAGACTTCAAAGTTCTGATTACAGATATTGCTTGTCTCAATTCATTTTTCAATGATTTTGATTCTTCTACTGCTTTCTTCTCTTCTTCTTCCGCTGCTTCTTCATCTTCTAATTCTTTGATGATAGATTCGATGTTTAATTCTTCTTCACCATCTTCTTCTTCACCTTCTTCCATTTCAGGAGCTTCTTCTTCGCCGTTTTCACCTTCTAATTCAGCTATTTGCTTTCTTAATTCAGCAATTTTTTCTGCGTTAGGGTTTTCGTCTTCGTATTCACCTTCTTCCATTTCTTCTTCACCATACTCACCTTCTTCCATTTCATCTTCTCCTTCTGCGCCCAATTCGTCTTCTAATTCACGAATGATTGCTTCCAAATCTAAATCATCTTCCGATGGAGCTTCCATAGAATCATCTTCCATATCTTCACCTTCTTCCATTTCAGCTGCATCTTCCGCTGCATCTTCCATTGAATCTTCATCTTCTTCTTCTGTGATTGATTTAGCGAAATCGTAATCTTCTAACTCATCTTCTGGCTTACCAGAAGTTTTAGTTACGTCTGCTGCACCTAACTCATCTTCAGCTTCTGCTGAATCTAATGTTGGTTGTGCACCACCCCCAATGTTAGAAGAACTTAATTCTTCTTCCATTTTATCTTCTTCTTCCTCTTCTCCCTCATGCATTTCGTCTTCAGCTTCCATATCTTCAGCTTCTGCACGTAATTTTTGAGAAAGAATTGACTTCAAACGAGGAGTAAATGCTTCCTCTAATTGAAGTTTTGCGTTTGCTAATGCAGTTTCTCTTACAGCTTTAGCATCGGCGATTGCTTCTTTTAACAATTTTGAACTTGCCATTTTTTATACTTGATTTTTTCTAAACCCATTGATTTCGGGTCTAATAGAATTTTGTTAGATTTTCGGTGAGTTTATATAAGGATAAACTATTCATCAACTAACAGGATATTAACCAAATGATATTGGTATTACATTATATAGATATATACTTTTTAAAAAAAAAGTAAATTATTTATATAAACTACGAAATTTTTTTGGTATTTCTTTTAATTTTTTACCTCTGTAAAGGTCTTTTTGCTGAACTAATTGTTTTCTTTCAGCTTTTTCCATCATTTCTCTTTTAGTAACGGATGGTTTTGTAAATTGTTGTCTATCTCTTAATTCTTTAACAACACCAATTGCATCAAACTTTTTCTTTAATTTCTTTAATGCTCCAGCTATATTGCCGTCTTTTACTTCAATGTTAATCATAACTTTACTTTTGTTCTACTTTAGTATAACGTTGATTTTTATCGTTTTGTATTCTTTTCTTTGTTGATTTTACTTTATCATAAGATGGAGCACCATTGATATATCCACCAGGTAGGGATAAACCTACACCTGCACCACCAGGAAACCCATCTTCTTTAACCATAGATTCTGAACAACCGATTGCATCATAGAACTTACTATAATCAAACTTTATTCCTTCGTCTTTAAATTGTCTTACCATATTATCAGCAATAGATTTACGATTTTCTACATCTAATACTTGATTTAGAATATCAACAATCCCATCTACCATTTGGTATTCGTTATTATCTAACTTTTCTTTTAATATGGTTTTTAACTTTATCATTATAGTTTCTTTAATAAAGTATCCATATCAATTTCAAATGCGTAACCTGCACCACTATATCTTTTATCTGCAATAACTTTCAATCCTAATTTCTTTTCTAAACGGATTTGAACTAATGATAAGAAATCATCTTCTCCACCATTACCTAATTTAGATATTACATTTTCAATTTTTGATTTATCTTTTATAGATTTTGGAATTAAAACAATTTTACCATTATTTGAGGATGCCATAAACTCAACACCACTTGCTTGCGCAAAATCTAACTTTGTAGTTGCTTCTTCTATTACCTCTTCTTTGACCTGTGATTTGAATGCAGTATGGTATGGATTAGAATAAACAACTCCTTGCTCAAACTTACCATATCCTTTAACCAAATCCGTTAGCTTTATCATTATCCTATATAGCAATTAAGTTCGTATCCGTTTTTCATTCCGTATACCTGAATATGTAATTGTTTGTTTGATGGTTTTCCACCTTTAGTCAATTCAACCGATACTTTATTAGTCTTTCCTTCCGATGGTTTACGAGGTCCCATTCCTATCTTTCTAAATGAGTCATCATCATCTACCATATATCCTCTCTTCAAAGCGTATTCTTTTGCAGTTTGGATTGCTTCAGTATAAGATTTGTGATATACTTTTAAATCGTTTGCTTCGTTCAAAGACTCTACTACAATTACCATTTGGTCTTTTTGTGGAATTGTATATTTTTTATTTCTTTTCCACGGAGTTAAAATTGCGTTACCTTCTGCATCTTTACCTACTACTTTTGATAAATACGATTGTCCGATATTTTTAAAATCATTAGCGTTCTTTCCTACCCAAACATAATCTCCGTTTTTGGCGTTTTTCTCAAAATCAGAAACATTGTTGTATTGTTTTTTGATTTTCATTTGACCATTGGAGTCAAACTTTATTTCGCTTAATAATTCTTTTAGCTTTATCATCTTATTTTTGTGCTCTTAAATCTGCTAAATCATCTGAACCAATATCACCATCTTTATCAACATCTAATTTGTGTTGATTTCCAACTAACTTTTCGTTACGGATACCTAATCTTTGATTTACTTCTTCTTCACTTAATTCACTAACACCATAGTATCTACCTATAATGTGTCCCATATCTTCGTATAGGTTTTCCATTTGTGAATGTAATGATTTTGCTTCGTTAGCAATCTTTTCGAATTGAGATGATAGTTTCCCTAGCTCATTCATATTTCGTTTGACTGTGCTCTCGTCAAAGTGATTACCAGCTTCTTTATTAGCGAACTCACTAGCTGCATCTGTGATTGCACCCAATGTTTCAGCGATTTGTGCCAAATCATTTTCATTCTTTAACTTTGGTCCAAATGAACCATAAGTAGAAATGATTTCTAAAAAGTGTCTTCTTGCTTCGTTGCTTAAAGTTTGTTTAGATGCACCCACACCTTCACCTAATAATTTCTTTAACTTTATCATATTATTTTTTATTAAATATTTCAATTACATATCTAATTTAACTTTAGACTTAACCATATCTAAATTTTTCATAAATATTTGTACAGCTTCTCCAGCATCTTTAGTTTTTCCAAAAGATTTTATTATTTCACCTTCTTCAGTACCTAATGTTACATAATATTTATCACCTTCTTTAGCTATACCATATTTTATAGCACCATCTTTTGTAGATAAATAATCCATTTCGCCAGCATCACTATCTTCATTATCCATTTTAGCATAAATTTCTTTTGGAAGTGCATCCGATATATGGTTTACTTTTTTAGCTGGAGTGGATGTTGAAGTTGATTTAGGTTCTAATTTTTTTGGTTTACCAAAAATATTTCCGTTTGAAGAACTTCCAGTAGATTTTGTAGATTGCGATTTATCTTTTATAGCAGTATGTGTACCTGCTTTAATTGCAGAATCTCTATGTTCTTTTGATTTAAATACCGACGTGTTACCTGTTTTCTTATTAGTAGCAGTAAACGTTTCTTCGTTCAATAATTTCTTTAACTTTATCATATTATTTTGCTTCAAATTGTTCTATAAGTTTGATTGCCATATCAATATGTTTGATAGCTTCTTTGCTATAAGGTGCAATGTTATGCTTAACCTCTTTCAATCTATCTAATGATTTTTCACGAGTCATTGCGTGCATTGCTGCTTCTAACAAATCTCTTCTTTCTTGCTCATTAGATTTGGCTTTAATCTTATTAGAAGCCATATATTGCGTTATATTAAATGCCATATTTTTATTAGTTTAATTCTTCTATTATTTGTCTCATTAAATCTTGTGATTTACACCACTTTCCACACTCTTCGATTTCTCTTTTCACACTTTCGTTCATAGAAGTTGGTGATAAAAATGCACCATGTGTAGATGGATTAGATACAAAATCCCAACCAATTAGTTCAAAATCTTCTTGTACCATTACAGTATTATCTCTCATAGGTTTAACTGAACCCATACCTCTACTGCTAATACCCAAACGGATATTGTGTTTGAATAATTCTTTTAAGATGTTACCAGATGGAGTTGAAAGAACTTCTACTGTCCCACATAAATCACTACCATCCCACCAAATTTCTTTAATGTTATGTGATACATTCTTTAAGTTAATAACGGTTGATTCTGGATGGTCTAATTCACCCAATGCTCTACGCTCTTGTATTAGGGTTTCGTATTTCTTTGCTTCCCTCTGTAATATGTTAAGAGGATAGATACGATGATTTTGGTTAGGAGCATCTGCTCTTTGCAAAACACCTTTAACCAAAAACTTGCCGTTTTCATCTTCTTGTAGCCTACCTTCAAAAAGGTTGTGTTCTATTAATAATCCCATATCTTATGCTAGTAAGTAGTAATACTCTTTAAAATGTTTGATTCGGTCAGCCAATCCAATTGTACCACCATTTACTCTTTTTGTTATTTGTGTAACTACCGCATCGGAAGACCCACCATCAGCTAACTTATGTAATCCGTTTTTAGAGAAAAACCAAGCGGCCGAGAGTAAAGCGTACTTTGAAGCAACCACATCTGGGTTTGCACAAACATCTTCACCGATGGACTTACCGAATGCGGTATAGTTTTCCTTTCCAGTTAATTGAATATACCCACGCCCTCTGAATTTGTAGCCCTCACGAGTTGCTTCAACTCCATTTCCCATACGTCCACCATATACTCTACTTGCAATCATCTCCGGCTTTCTTTGATATGCCGTTGCCATTGCTACCGTTGGAAAGTATTTCTTAAATATACCCATCAATCCTTTTGCAGAATAGTTTAGGTTTTCTTGTGTTGCTTTGAAACCACCACTTTCATGTCCACATTGTGCCAAAAAGTGTGCTAATCTTAAAGGAGTGTTTATACCAAACTTCGCTGCCGTATCTGGAATCATAGCAATTACATTGGCAGGAATATGTCCTTTTAATTTATCTAATTTTAAACCAGGAAAAGATGGTGATGCTACTACTACTGGTGCAGGTGCTACAACGGGTGCTGGAGTTGGTGTTGCTACTACTACTGGTTTAGGAACTGGGGTTAAACCCATAATCTTATTCCAAGTATTAGGTCCAACAATACCATCAGCAGTCAAACCATTTTTGGCTTGCCATGCTTTTACTGCATCTTCCGTTTTTGGTCCGAAATTACCAACTGGGTCTAGTCCCAATTTAACCTGTAATTTCTTTACATCTTCGTTATTATCACCTCTCTTCAATAACATAATTAATCCCTCTCTTGTTTTGCTTTCCAAGCTGCATCTACTTTATTAAAAAATGCTTTCTTTTCATCATCACTCATAGATGGAATAGATTTACCAGCTTTATCCATTACTTTTTGGAAAAACTTTTGGTATTCTGCTTCCTCTTGCATTACCTCTCTTACGATTGATTTTAATGCTTCTCTCTTTAATGATTTTTGCTTACCCATAGTTTGTGGCAATCCGTTTGCTACATTTTCGATACCTTCTTTTACTACTTCTTCTTTAATTTTTTTAGATGCTAATTTAGAATCGTGTTTTGATTTATTAGATGTATATGAACCATCACCCCACCACGCTACAATTGCATCAGTATCGGCAGTTGAATGAAATCCAGAACCTGCATTAAATACATCTACAAATTGTAATCCTTTTTTAGATTTGATTAGGTCTTTAGCAAATTGAATTGCCTGTCTTTCATTACTAAACTTTTTAGCAGCTCTTATACCATCTGAATAATGAACTTCATATGCTTCTTGAACTTGTGCAGTTCTTGAACCAATTGGTCCACCTAATGCTTTAAGAGTAATGATACCCGATTTTTGTAAATGTCTCATATTAAAAATCTATAATTGTTCTTGCTATTTTATTTAATCTTTCTTTTATACGAAAGATACTTGTGTTTGTTCTTTTGTAAAAATCTTCGTTCTTTACTCCGTTTTCCATTTTAAGTTTGTTGTACCAACCTAAAAATCTTTCTACCTCTGCTAATTGGTTTTTGATTTCCCTAACACCTAAATTGATTTTTTGTTCTGGTGAACGAGTTTCATCTCTTTTAAGTGCTAACCAACGATTTTCAGCTAATTCATATCCAGTTCCAGATGATTTAGCTTTACGCTCTTTATCAGCCTGTGTATTTCTACCAAACGCAAATGGAGTTTGATACCCGTCTACCGAAGCAGTTGTAGTTTCTTCGTTAGTTGGTGTGTTCCTTTCACGAAGTTTTTTACGAACTATTTCTTTTAATCTATCTCTACTAGATAATTCCATTTTGAGTTCCCTTTAATACTTTATCCAACTCATATCCCATAATAACAGATGTAATGTGTGTATCTGTAATTTTAGATGCAGTTTTGATTTTATTCAACTGATTGATTGTTTCAGCTAACTTTATTTTGGTAACTTTATCTTTGATTTCTTTACCAGTTTTAGTTAGTTCTTTGTTTAATTGAACAACTTCGTTTGTAATAAATGCTTTAAGATTATCAGAGTTAGTAAATGAGTTGATGTATTCTTTTAAAATACCCTTTTGTTTCTCATTTAAGG